ATGACTCACGGATTGCTGAAGCAGAACGTGAACGCATCATCAAACTGCTAGAAGAAGCGAGAGATAAGTGCGCTTGCTATCGTGAAGTTGGTATGCCCGTCTGTCGCCATCAGTTGAGTGTTGATGAGCAAATTGCTCTTATCAAGGGAGAGAGCAAGTGACCCTTTACTATATAAAGCAAGACAACACTGTCTGGTGTTGTGAAGAAGACTCTGGACCGTACTACGAAGAGATTGAAGAGTCTTTTGTAGATTGTAAGTGCCTACTTGAATCAGAAAAGACTGCTGACCATTTGCAGGGGTGTGCTGGTGGAGGAATAGTTTTGAAGTGGCGTAAAGCTAAGACACTTGAAATCCAAGCATTTGAAAGTGGCAAAGATGAAGGATTTGAAGATGGTTTTGATAAGGGTATTGAGTATCAAAAGAAAAAGGAAGAGTCGCTTGAGTCTGGCTACAAGAAGTTGGCTAAAGACCCTGAAATGTTTACTAGGGTGGAGATACAACATCACCATGGGTTTGACTTTTACCCAGACAAACAGACCGCTAAATGTGTTTGTGGGGTAGTAGTGACTAACCCTTACATCATCGGAGGGGGAACAAATGAATGACAAAGTAACTGTGAAAGAGCTTGTAGTCTTTGGAGCGATTGTTGTTGCAATGCTCGGGTCTTTGGTGTATGGTTTCTTTGTAGTGGGAGCTGGGCAACTGCCTGAGAACTGCTGGGACAAGTACACAACCGAGTATGAAGCAATTATGAACTGCGAGGGTGAGCAGTAGTGGCCAAAAAGGTTGGCTACCCTTGCCATAAGCATAGGATTAGATTTAAGGGCAGCTACTGCCCGAAGTGCTACAAAGAACGTAGAGACAGCGAAAGGCAATACTAAGTCGTCGACGTCGATTTGACTTCTACGCGGTCTTACTAGAGGATAGTGATACTGCACCGCGTAGAAGGAAAAAATGTTTGATAAGACTCTAGGTATCTGTAGACAAGAAGAAGATTTAGATGTCTTCTTTCCAGATGAAGACAATGTCTACGACAAAGATAGATTGAAGTACGCAAAGTCTGTTTGCTCCAGATGTCCAGTAAAAATGGAGTGTCGGGAAGAGGGCGATAGCTTAAACGCAATAGGGGTGTGGGGCGGATTAACCGAAGGGGAGCGACGTCGAATTCGTAAAGGCACTAACAGAATTGGACTTAGTGAACGTAGTGCAAAACTGTTTAGAGGTACAACAAATGCTGAAAGAAAAGTTCTAGCCGCTAAATCTCATATGGAAACCTACAAGCGAGCATTAAAAAAGTATGGGGCTGGTATGCCGCAGGACTTCCGCTTAATTCTAGAAACAAGAATCAACCACCCTACATTGTCGCTAGAAGAGGTGGGCAGTATAATTGGTATGAGCAAGGACTCTGTGGCAGGCAAACTTCGTAGAGTTCAAGTTGCAATAGAGTCTGGAAAAGGGCTGAACTGGAGCAGAAAATAATCTAAAGCACTTTGTGATACACTACTTATGCATCCAAAACACACATATATAGATAGGAGATGCAAATGAAAAAATCAACACTACTCCCTGAGGGTTACAAGGTAGACGGACGACACCGCAGTTGGGGTCAATTCTTTTACCACGTCACTTTGAAGGATGGCAGACAGGTAGCTCTTTTTGCTGACAAGGTTCTAATCACTAACACTGGAGATTTTTTGGCTGTGACAACTAGTGAATGGGATTTTGAAAAGTCTGAGCGAGTTACGTTCGACCACCAGAAAACGACTCTTGCTCTTGCGAAGGGTGAGTGGTTGTCTTACTACTCCGCCTCGATTGTTGACGGGTCTCCACTCGGCATCGATTGGGTAGATGAAGATGTCCCTAACCTAGAGACTGAATAAACCTCTAATTAATAGTGAAGACCTCTACCTTCGGGTGGGGGTTTTTACGTTTAACTGATAGAATGGTCTAGACGTAATTAAGTAAATAAGAAGTGGTAATGCCCCTATAGCTCATCTGGTAGAGCGACGCACTTGTAATGCGTAGGTGACGGGTTCAAGTCCTGTTGGGGGCTCTCAGGTAATCAATCTAGTTAAGGTACAACCGTGGTTCAGTTCAATGAACGCCCTTGGGGCGGATATGAAATCCTAGAAGAAACAGACGCGCCTATTTGTGTAAAGGTCTTAACAATAAACCCACTATCTCGCTTATCGCTCCAAGTTCACGCGAAGCGGGCAGAGCAGTGGTTTATCTTAGACGCGGGTATTGTTGTGACTTTAGGCGATAAGGTGTTTGAGACAAAACGCGGGGACCTCGTTTACGTCGACGTAGGTGTAGAGCATCGCATAGAGAACGTTTCGAATGAAGTTGCCCGAATCGTTGAGTTGATGTACGGTGAGTACTATGAAGAAGATATCACTAGAATCGAAGACGACTATGGCAGATGAGCAAGCGGACTATGAACGCATCATCAAAGAAATTAGATATGAGCGTCAGATGCAAAAGAAGCGTCTTTACGACCAAGCCAATAGGCAAAAAAAATTAAAGTTAAAAGCAAAATGGGGCTGTAATTGAGACTTGGAATTGTAATCCCTTGGAGGGAAACGGGGGAAAGGGCTGCTGGATTTAATGCGGCTCTAAAAAGACTTACGGAGATTCTTCCTGACGTCCCTATCTATAGAAGTGACAGCGTCGGGGAAATCTTTAATCCTTCGGAAGCACGTAACCGTGGGTGTCTATCTGCGATTGCTGATGGGTGTGAAGTTCTGGCTGTCCTAGATGCTGACACCTTGTTTGACCCTACCAGTATTAGAGACGCTATCGAGATTGCAACGTCTCAGAATGTGATTTGCTATCCGTACACAACTTTCGTGGACCTTAGTGGTGCTGAAACAGACAACTTTATTAGGTCGCTTTTAGACCCCTTCCCAAATAGAGAAGTCTTGCTTGGACAAGATATCTCGCTGCACGTTGGTAGTGGGTGGGTGATGACCGCAGAGATGTTTAAAACTATCAACGGCTGGGATGAAAACTTTGTTGGGTGGGGCTATGAAGATACTGCTTTTCAAGAAGCCCACAGAAAGCTGATTGGCAGAGAGTTGGAAAGAGCTTCGGGGAGGTGCTTTAGGTTGTACCATGCTAACCGAGACATGTCTAGATTGCAGGACAATCGTGAGAGATTTACCCTGTATGAGACTGCAAAAACTGATAGCATTAAAGAGTTAATTTCCGACAATTTACTGCATCAAAGAAAGCAAGATGAGTCTTACATACCGTAGCGACATGACCGTTGAGTTAGTCAACTCGATGGCTTCAGACAATGCTGTCGTCCTAGCCGCCCGAGTATCAACTGGAACAAAAAGCATCGACGTCGCTAAGGACGCTGGCCTAATCAACTATCTAATGCGTGACAGACACGGAAGCCCGTTCGAGCACAACGCGTTTACGTTTTACATCGAGGCACCTTTATTTGTTTTCCGTGAGTTCCAACGCCATCGCATGGCTTCATACAATGAAGAGAGCGGACGTTACAAGGAACTTGCTCCAGTGTTTTATGTTCCAGACCTAGACCGCAAATTGGTTCAGGTTGGTAAGCCGGGTGCTTATGAGTTTGAAGATGGAACACACCACCAGTACGCAACTGTTATGGCTGGCGTACAAGGAACTTGCGCTCAAGCGTGGACAGACTATCAAGCAATGCTGGAGTCAGAAGTTGCTCGCGAAGTGGCTCGAATTGTTTTGCCACTGAACATCTATTCTTCGATGTATGTAACTATGAACGCCCGTTCACTAATGAACTTCCTCTCGCTGCGCACACAGCGGGAGGGGACACACTTCCCATCTTTCCCTCAGCGGGAGATTGAGATGGTTGCAGAGAAGATGGAAGAGTTCTTTGCTAAAGAGATGCCTTTGACGTATGATAGTTTCAACAAGAACGGACGTGTAGCACCATGACAACAATCAGACCTCTAGTAAACAGAGTAGTAATTGAACCGCTAAAGGCGGCAGAGAAAACAACTTCTGGACTATTCATTCCAGACGACGCTCAAACGGTACCTCAGGAAGCAATGGTAATATCCGTTGGTCCAGACGTAAGTGATTTGAAAGTTGGGGATAGAGTTATCTACTCCCTATACGGCGGAACAAAACTTGACTATGACAACAAGGCGTACATCGTCATAGATGACAAAGATATTATCTGCGTAGTAGAGTAGTCCAATGGACGAATACGGTTTAGTTAATTTCGGTGGTGGGTTAATGACCCTACCCGGTTTGTTGTTCTTTGCTTGGGTATCTCTTATCTTCTTTACTTTTGCTTATCAAGCAACTAGAGAGTTGCCTCAACCGTGGAGAGCAATTAAGTTTACGATTGGCGCAGTTGGGTTAAGTGTTGCTGTTGCCTTGTTTATGAAAGCAATCGGATGGTGGGTCTTCGTATGAAAAAGGTATACATCGCTGGTCCTATGACTGGGTATGATGATTGGAACTTTCCTGCTTTCTTTGAGGCAGAGCGTCAGTTGCTTGAGTTGGGGTATGAAGTAATCAACCCTGCACACAACGATGGCTCAACGTATGAAGAGGCTTTAGCGTCTGCTAACTCTGGCAAACATTCTTGGGGATGGTACATGCGTCGCGACTTGAAGCACGTGCTTGAGGTTGACATAATCTGCTTACTTCCAAACTGGCGTTCATCAAAAGGTGCACTGCTGGAAGTTGAAGTAGCAAAAGCACTAGACCTACCTCTAATGGTTCTGCGTGATGGAAAGTTGATTCCTCGTGTAACTTGTGTTGGTATCTCTGGTTATGCTCGCTCTGGTAAAGATACCGTCGCTGCTCATTTGATTGAGACCGCTGGGTATACTCGCATGTCGTTTGCAGACCCGATGCGTGAAGCACTTGTAAACCTAAATCCAAACATTACTTTTGTTGGGTTGGAAGACTCGGTTGAGTTGAAGCTTGCTGTAGAAAGATTTGGTTGGGAAGCACTAAAGAGTCTTGCTCCTGAAGTTCGTGGCTTGATGCAACGCATGGGTACTGAAGTTGGACGCGAAATGTTTAACGAAGACTTTTGGGTGAACGCCGCTTTGGACCGAGCAGAGGATGGTTCGAAGTTGGTCTTCTCCGACGTTAGGTATCCGAACGAAGCGAACGCTATTAAGAAACTTGGCGGTAAGGTTTATCGTGTTACTAGAAAGGGTGTTGGTCCTGCTAACTCCCATCCGTCAGAGATTGGGATGGACGACTATGAGGTCGACGTCCTTATTGAAAACAACGGAAGCCTAAGTGACCTTGCTGAAAAGATTGAAGGGGTTTTTGTCAATGGGTGAGCGTTGGGTTGATGACTATGGTCAGGTAATTACGGTACATGAAAAAGAAAAATGTGAAGGTGAGTTTTGCACCATACACAACGCATCAGTGCATTCTCTCTGCTTAGCTCCTCAGAAGTGGGATTTTAGCGGAAACTTGATGCTACGCGAGTGCGTACATGGTGAGTTTCACGTTGACTTAGATGATATACAAATGCGAAACCCTATTGGTGAAACAAATGGGCTATGTACTTACTTATTGCAGTGCGATAAATGCTGCAAGGAGCCTCAAGATGAGCCTGAAAATAAAGGTTCTATAGATGGGTGAGAACTATGAAGATGCTTTGAATACGTATCTAGATTCACTTGAGCAACGGATTTTGGAACTGCAAGCAAAGATTGCAGACAACGCTCTACGCATCCGTGATTTGGAAGATAGAATTGTAGAAGCAACCGCAGACATTATGGTTGCTGATATTGAAAACTATTTATCAGAGCAGGATTAGATTTAAATGAGCAGTGAAGAAGACTACAGCGGCTACAACTTATATAGAGTTGATTGGGAAGAAAAAGTTGCTGAGGATACTTGGTCCCCTGCTTTTGCTTACGTACCATCTAAAGAAGACATCGACCTAAGCAATTGGGGGGACGGTGCAGAGACTCGTAATGCGATTGCTCGACTAGCATCCGATGTAGAAGAAGAAGCGTACCAGTGTGGTTTTGAAGATGGCTTCGACGTGTCAACCGTTCAACACAGACTTGCTGAAATGAAAAAGCCTTTACCTGTTAATACTGGTGGATGCGGATGTAGCCACTAACGAAAGAAACCCCCCTATCTAATTAAAGATGGGGGATTTCTTCTAACCGCTGTTCTTTATTATGTACTCTTACGTCACATTAGATGAGAGGTACTTTTATAGCGGGTTAGCTCTCGAACTATTAAGTTGTTCTACTTAGATTTTACACCTTTTGGCGGAGGGTGTTTGGAAAGAAAAACCCCCTGTTTCTAGGCAGGGGGCTTTCTTTTATTCCTTGTCGGAAACTTATGCCTTCTTGGTAGGAACTACCTTCTTGACGGCTGATGCAACCTTTGCTGCGACAGTCTTCTTAGGGGCTGCTGCGAACAATGGAAGTGGGTCGACTAGGTTTTCGAATGGTGCTAGGTGAGCGTCTACGCCTGAGAACTTAGGTCCCATCTTTGCAACAGTCATGTGGAGGTGGGCCCCGGTACTTGCGGAACCGCTTGGTGTGTTACGACCACCACCGACTAGACCTAGAACAGTCTGTCCTCCAACAACCTTGTCACCCTTCTTTAGGGTTGACTCCTTTGCTAGGTGTGCGTATAGCACCCAGTACTTTGCGTCTGCTGATGAGTGAACGATGCAGTGACCTAGAACGTCAGTCCAGAATACCTTTGCAACAGTTCCATCGCAGATGGCCTTGATTGGTGAGTTCTCCTTTGGAGCCCAGTCCTGTCCGCGGTGTGGACGTCCGTTGCGGTATGGTGCTAGGTTGCCTAGCTCGTCGCCACGGGTCTTTGGCGGGAATGGCTCAAAGTATTGAATTTCTTTAGACATTTATGTCTCCTTATAGTTGTTGAAGTTACATTTAATTTTACTGCTATTTAGACGAGGTTATTCCTTGTCTTCGTCTTTTTCACGGCGTAGCGGGTATGTGATGACCCAGATGCTTAGAGTCAGGATAATTAGATTACCTGTCAACTCCTTAGCTGAGCCCTCAAGTACCAGCCAAGCAACTGCCATTCCGAGGAGTGTCCATGCTTGCTCGATGATGTCTTTTACTAGTCCTACTAAGAACTTTTTCATTATTTATCCTCTTTCTTGCCAGCGAAGTATCCACCGATAATACCGATTAGACCAACGAGGGCATTTTGTACCAGAGCGATTGCTTCTGGGTTGGTTGCTACTGCTTCTCCCGTAATTTGCTGGGCTGCAAGCATTGCTACATATTCACCAATAACTACTACGCTGATAAACGCAAGTATGCCTATGGTGATGATTAGCATTAATTTGTCTTTCATTTACTACTTTCCTACTCGTCGGGAGCCACTTGAGCCTGTGGGAGCACTTGCTGAAACGGCTGCACTTGTGGCAGCACCTGTCGCTGCTTGAATGGCTGCTCCAGCGGCGATAACCGTTGCAACAACTACTTTTTCTGACTCTTCACGAACCTTTGGTGACATATCTGCACCAGCGTTTCCTAGGAAGTTCAGAACTTCTACTGCACCTGCAAGACCAGGAATGGCTGCAAGTTCTTCGGACAGAACAAGGTCGTCCTGCTCGGCGGCTAAGTAAAGGGCGTCAAGAGCCTGTTCGTACTCTGGGGAGCCTTCTACTGCTGTCTCAAAGGCTACGAGGGCTGCTTCTACAAGTTGCTCCGCCTGTGCCTCTGTAAGTTCTGTAGGGTCTACCTGCTCTAGGTTTACCTCCATCAGGTTCTCGATAACCGCTGGAATCTCTGGTGAACCCTGTTCTGGCTCTGGCTCTGGCTCTGGTTCTGGGTCAGGCTTAGTGTTGGAGAGCAGGGTTTGAGTGGTTGTGGCGGTATCCTCTGCTTCGGAGATAGTGGTGGTTAGGTTCGAGGTGGTTGAGGTGGCAACATCTGTGGCTGTGGTCAGAGCAGTTTCAGAAGTGCTTAGGGTTTCGGTTGCTTCTTTTACACGCTGGTCAGAGGTTGTGAGGTTTTGATTAGATGTTTCAAGATTTGATGTGGCCGTTAAAAGTTGTTCCGCCGCCCCCGCTTCTTTCTCCAAGGCGGCTTGATTTGCTGCTTGGGCTTCATTATCTAGACGTTGGGTAGAAGCGTAATCTTCTGCTGCCGATTGCTGTGTTATGAGGGCTGAGTTGTATTCAAGTTGTGCTTCTGCTAGTGATGCAGTTGCAGATGTAAGTGTGCTCCTGTCAGATGCAACTTTTGATGAGGCCTCATTCAAAGCTTCCAGCGCTGCGGCTTCGTCAAAACTTGCTGCTTCAAGGGCCGCTTCAGCAGAGTTCTTTACTTCGGTGGCTGCTTCTAGTTCTGGAAGTAGGGCAGGGTTCTTAATTAGAGGTGCTGAGATAGCGTTTGTGTACCAAGATTCTGGTACCACGCTTTGGGTTCCTCCTGATTGGTAGTTGAGGATAGAACAAGCACCACCACCCCACTCAAAGAACCAAGCGTCAATCTCGTAAGTCTTACCTGCTTCTAGTGCCACAGGGTACCAACTTCCGCTACAACCTTTTAATCTCCAGTCGTTGATAACGGTAACTCCATCTAAAGACATAAAGAAGCCATCATCAGCGGAGTTTTGTAGGGAAGTAATATCTCTGTCAGGTGTTAGGTAGCCAGTGTAGTGAATCATTACTCGGTCAGAGCCGCAACCCAAGATATCTCCGCCACCCCATTGGTGGTTGATGCTGGTAAGTGTGGTGGTCTTACATAGGTTGTAAGCAGTGTCGGAACGCTGTGGGTTGGACGTAGGTAGGTTGTTGTAGACCCTTGCTGTTAGACCTGTCTGTGGTTGAACAAGTTCGGTGGTGTAGTAGGTCTCGGTGGTGTAGTAGATTTCCTCTTCGTAAGTGATGACTTCTTCGTAGGTTGTTTGGGTGACCATCTCGCCATGTTTGACTTCTAGGGATGGGTTCTTTAGTCGAGGTCCATAGTTGCCCGCCCAGTAACCGTTGTCAATGCCAGAGAACTCAACGGTAATGTAAGAAACTGGCCCTGTTGGAGTTAGGGTGACTGACTTTGTTTCCCAGTTGTGTCTGCCTGTTGAGGTGTAGGTAGCAGAGCCAACTGGGTTCTGGTTGATGTCTCTCGCTGTAACTGTCATTGAGTACGAGTCAGTGATGTTTCTGTTGGAGTCATCATTAAACCAGTCGGCGGATAGAGTCAGCGTTGAGTTCTGGAAAGGTCCAGAGTAGAGACCTTGGCTGACTGTTTGGTTCATGTAAGAGAAGGCAATGTTGCCGTTGAAGAAGCCTGGCTGTGAGTTCTGCCACCCTACTGAAAGCCCGCTCCAGCCTTCGTTGCCTCGTGAAAAGTCTGAGTTGAATAGTAGGTTAGGGATTACCTGCTCTTGAAGAGTGGTGGTTGTTGTTGGAACAAGAGTGCGAACTTCTACTGTTCTGGTGTTCTCAACCTGACGTGTATGTTCCTTTTGATAAGTAGGTGCTGTCCAGTTTGGGTCGGGAATCAGGTTGGTGTTGTAATTATCTTGGGCCGCCTTCAGTCTTTGAACTGCTTCGTTAAAAGTTTGGGAGGCTGCGGATTTATTCCCGCTTTTAATAAAATAATTTAATTCGGCTTGGTTGTAGTTTTGCTGTGCTTGAGCGAGTGCTTCTGTTGCTGTTGAGGCTGAGTTTCCTGCTTCTTGAAGTGCTGTAAGTTTTGACGTAAGCGTGATGTTGGCAGTTTGTAGTTGGACTGTCGCTTGGGCTAGATTTTGTGCTGCTTGGCTCGCTGCTGTTTGTGCGTCAGTCAGTGCGGTTCTGGCTACTTCGGCAGTGGCAATTGCTTGGTTGTAAAGGGCTGTCGCTTCTTGGTTGGCGGTTTGATGTTGGGTATAAAGGGTTGTGGCTTTTTGGAGGTCTTCTTGTGCTTTGGCATAATCAGTTGTCGCCTTACTTAGAGTGGATTGGGCGGTAGCGTTAGCAGATTGTAGGGCAGTGGCTCTTTGGATTTGAGCCTCTAGATTAGAAATGGCGGATTCTAGGGGCTGTAAACGTGCTTTGTTAGAGACGTTAGGTGCTAGTAGACGTAGTTGCTCTTTGTAGGTTGATAGTGTAGACTTGAGGCTATCTAGTGAAACCGAGATAGAAAGAGGATTAGATGACCGTAGTGATTGATTTAGACTCGTTTGGAGTTGGCTATGTTGCAGCGTTTTTAACGTTGTTTTTGATTGGTGCTGTGAAAGCGGTTCTCCAAAAGAAGAAGTAGCCGCGTGAGCTAAACATAGAGGATAAAACGTTAAGAAAGCCGTTGCTGAAATAAGCAGCGGTTTTTTCATTGAGCGTGGTTTTGAAATCAAGATGGGAGAGTCCTTCTAAGTTTTTATGCTTTACTCTCCCAAGTAGTTCTATTTTATCGTAGATTAGGCTTTGCGATTTGTGCTAGAATTGTGATATAAATAAAGTGCCCTGCAACGGCGGTAACCGTTCAGGGCTGTGACCGACTAACAAGGAGTCGATATGACAAGTCTACCAGAGCCAGTAAACCCTTTAGAGGTACTAGGCATCTCCACTTCTGATTATGAGACAAAACTCTGCCCGAAATGCGGACTGGAGCAAATAGCGATATTTTTTTCTAGCCCTAATGTTTGTAGGCCGTGTACCAATAAACGAAGAAGTGAACTAGTTCAACTTAAAAAAGAGGGCTGGGTGCGCCCTGAAGCCGACCCTATTGCCGAATGGGAGAATAGGCTAGAAACTAATAGACAGAATAAAAGAAAGCGTCGTGCTAAGAAATTTGGTGGTGGGTTTAGTCCATACACTGAGGCAGACGTATTTGAAATGTGGGGAACCTGTTGCCATTTATGTGGAGAAGAAGTCGATTTAGATGCACCTAGACTAATTGGAAAGATTGGCTGGGAACGTGGATTGCATCTCGAACATGTGGTCGATTTGGCAAAAGGTGGAGATGATGTTGTCGAAAATGTTAAACCATCTCATGGGATTTGCAATCTTCGTAAACCTAAGAAGTAAAGATACTATCAAAATTTAAGATTCTTAATTAAAGTTTTTTGATAGTATCTTTTTTATGTAATACAAAATGTGGAGATGTCAAACCGTGATAGTATCTATCTATTATACTATGTATTTCGTGATAGTATCTTTTTGGTATAATAAACCGAAATGGAGATACTATCAAGAAATTTAAAAGTTTTTATGGATTTGGTGATAGTATATCTACTAATACAAGTAATACAACTATTAAACCAATCGCGCGTACATGTGTGTGTATGGATGGCAGGAAACTATGGTTGTATAACTTGTATAACTTGTAAGAGTTGTTTTAGTTAGTTTTTAGGTGCTAGACTTGACAATAGATGAAACACCAACTACCATGTAGACAACAAGATTAGAAAGGAGCTTCTATGGTAAATCCGTTTGACGTATTTTCTGTAACGGAAGAGGAAGCAACAAAAGCATTAGAAGAGATTAAAGCAAATCCTAGAGACAGAGATTCTGGAGTTTGTATCTGTGGACATCCACGTTCTAAACATATCGAATCACATTTGGGATATACCTGTTCACCGGGTAAGTTATTTTGTCCTTGTAAGAAGTTAAGGGTTGTAGTTGAAACCCCGAACCTAAGATTCTTTATGGCAAAAACTAGAGGTGGAGGAAGTCTGCACGCTTTGACTCAAGGTATTACAGCAACTATCAAAGCAGGACTAGAAACCAACTGGATTGGTGGAACCAACTGCGACCGCTGTGGTGAAGAGAAAAGGCTAAGTGTTGTGCCTGTATCTCAGCGTGGTGTTGAGATGGAAGAAGCCACTGGCTATGACGCTCTACTTTGTGATGGATGTCGATTCGGTTGGGAGGATACAGATGGTAGATAAGAAATACCTGACTCTCAAAGTTGGAGAGACTGAGATGGAACTATTGTCTTTGGGCGAACTACCTGCCTTGAGAGTGATGGAGATGTTGAAAGCCAAAGATGATAAACTGGAGAAAGCACTTGAGTTGATGTCTCTAGCATCTCGCGACCCTAAAGCGTTTGCTGTCGAGAGGGAATACATGTCGTTCAATGAGTTAATTATTATCATCGACGAGTGGATGGATATGTCATCGGCAGACTCTAGTTATCAGAAAAGACAACGCGAAAAGGCCAAGACCAAAAAACCTAAAACAACCAAAGCACCTAAAGATGAAGTTAGCACCGTAACGGCAATCATTGATTCCGTAATGGATGTTCTTCTACCAGATGTGATGGAGGGATTATACGAAGAGGGCCTAGAACCAAGCGATGAAAATGTCAGCGAGATGATAGCAAAGTCTGGTCTGATAATTGATGGCTTAGAACTCAAAGAGTCAATCAAGTTGATGGCAATGTGGTGCGTAGCAAATGACCGCCAAGATATGCTAATCAACACTGGCCTACTTGTTGGACCAGACAGAGCAGGTAAGTTTTATCCTGTCGTGGGTGGAGTCACTAAACGAAGTCTCGGGTTCACGAAAGCTGAGGCACAAGAGAGGTTAAATGTCGGAGAGTGATTTAATTTCAATCAAGTTGGGCGATAAGACTTTTCTTTGGAGAAGAGGCAACACCCTTACCGAAACGGATATGAAAGTTATTCAAAATGCGTCAGACAATCGGGAGACTAGATTGGAATACGCGTTTCTATTTTGTCTACCAAACGACTTGGAAAATCCTAAAAATGAAGCCTTGGCTATTTGGGTGGAAATGTCGGAGGCAGAACAAAAACAGGTTGTCCAAGAATGGTCAGATATGCACGGGGTGACTCTTTGAGTAAACAAACCTCTAGAGATTCACCATCGTCTTGGACTGGAACAAGAACTGTGATTCAACTATCCGAACCTTGCGGTTGGTGTTCAACTGCCCACTGCGATGGTTGCAATCACGAAATCGGCTACTATGAAAAGTTATGGATTTGCGGATGCGAATGCAACAAGTCGTGGGTGCCACAAGCAGTAATAGTCGAACGGAAAGGCAACAATGAAACGACTACTAGACCGAGTCCTACTCCTGTTGAAGAAGAGCAGGAAGAAGAACAAGAGCAACAAGAAGAACCCGAAGTTCCAATCGATAACGAGGGATGAAAAGGGTAGGTGGATTCTTGACGAAACATCTACTAAGATAAAACCGTGGATTACAAATCCACCTAAGCAGAAAGACAAATAAATGAACAAAGCAGTAATCGAGTCATACCTAAGAAACCTCTTGGGTCAGGTCGTCGGTGCGGTCATCATTGTGACCCAGACCTCTGGAGTTGCATCACCAATCGACTTCAGCGCAACCGAATGGCTACTAGTTGCGAACGCACTATGGGCATCTTTGATTCCAGTAGCACTTCGCTGGCTTAACAAGAAGGACCCAGCTTTCGGTGCGATTGCAGAAGTTGTAGCAGTCGAAGTTACCAAGAAGTTGGAAAAGGCCACCACAACAAAGGCAAAGACTACCACATCTAAGCCAGTTGTCAAGAAGGCAACTACAACCAAAAAGAAGTAACTTTCCAAAGCAGTTTTAAAAATCCCTGTCAATTCTTGCTAACCCTTGAATTGGCGGGGATTTTTTTGTCTTTGTAAATGGCGAAAATGCTGCCCGGTCTCACCTCACGCCAAAAAAACTTTTGAAACATCCCTTAGAGTGTTAAATGTCAGCCTCTATAAAAGAGGCGACTCGGAAGAGACTTCTTACTTGCGTTTATATAACTTAACCGCAAACAAATGTCAGGCGGTAGCCAGTCTCTCCCCAGCGCTGCCGTCTGGCTTAAACTTTTAACGACGTGGAGGAAATGATGTCAGAGGAACTCACCAAGATAGACCCTTTCGCAAAACCTGTTGCCGAGGCTCCCGAAGTTCAGGTCGATACTCCAATCAACCTACGTCCAGACCTAAGTCTCTACGGCATCGAAGAAGTTGACCGCGGCATCTGCGAGGACACTTATGAAAACCGTGCGGCATTACGTCGAGCCAAACTAAACTGGATTCCTGTCTACGCTGTTAACGGCGTGCCAACGGGAACAATTCAAGCCTTATCCCCCGAGATGCAATCTCAACAACGTCTAAACTCTCTAACCGAGAAGCAGGCCATCCTAACCGACCCTACGTCGAAGAACTCCGACTACCTAACGGGCTTCGACTTGCTCGCCGAGGAAGCCGCCGATAACATCGTTCCACCGTGGGTGTTGGGGGCTACCCGCGTGTGGGCTAAATGGGAACACTCAACCGACGTCGAGAAGGCAAAGCGTAAGCAACCGAACCTTCCATCTCGCTGCAAGCAGATTAAGGATGACGGCATCCGATGCCAACTTTGGACGGGTGGACGTTTACAGGATGACGGCTTGTGCCGCGTGCATTTAGGTTCCCTCCGTAACAAGCCAACGGATAGCGTCGAGCGTGCTCGCTCACGTCTGACCCAAGCGGCCCCTGCAGCGGTAGACCTACTTGAGCATTTGATTGAACACGGCGAGAGCGAACCCGTGAAACTTAAAGCCGCTACCGAAATCCTTGACCGTGCTGGTGTACGTGCTGGTTTCGACATCTCAACGGATGTGAGTATTGACCTACGTCCAGCTGCAAGCATTATTGCTGAACGGTTGGGGCGTCTGTCAAAAGGTGCTGAAAACATTATCGCTATTAACGCAGCTGCCAACGGTGGGGAAGATATAATTGAAGCAGAGGTAGTTGAGCCCCACACGGAAGAAGCGGAAAAGTGACCCCAGAGATTTTAGAAGCGGCACGCCTTCTCGCAGCTCAACTTTTAACGGACGTCGACACAGCTGCGAACCGTGTAGACCACATACGTTTAACGGCTCGTGCTAACGAAGCTGCCCACCTTCTTCAAAAGTTGGAAGCTGCGGCCAGCGAAACTTCAAACTAACCGTTAAGCTTTAAGCATGTTTAAAAAACCAAACGAGCTTCGTGAAAAGTTTGTGCTGCGGGCCCTCGACGAAACGGGCTATCAAGCAAGAGCTAACGGCACGTCCTACTACGGCGAGCGCATCGGAATAACTGGGAACGGCACGCCATGGGACGGTGCTTTCATTGACGTCGTTGCAAGAGAGTGCGGCCTGCCATTGCACGCCCACGTTTACACTCCAACCGCTATCGCTGAGTACGTACGTAACGGACGTCTATACCGTAAGCCCAAACGGGGGGACATAGTTTTCTTTAACTTTTCACCAGAGCCTGGCGCAGCTTTTAACGGACCGCACGTTGGTATCGTTGTTGATGCAACGGCATGGGATACGAAGCGCATTATACAAACCGTTGAAGCTCAGGTACATAGCGGCCTGCCTAAGGGGTCCCAGCTCAATGACGGTGTCTACAAACGTCTACGTCACTCAACCGATGTGCTTGGGTTTGGACGTCCAGCTTTTAACGGCAAGCGAGAAGCGGCAAGCGTTAGCGTGCCAACCGTTGTGCCCGCACGTCTAACCGCTAAGAAACCAAACAGGGATGTCGAAACCGTACAGCTTGCGCTGTCTCAAGTAACCGACGTCAAGGACATGCAACGGGGAGTTTGGTGCCCGAAGACTCGTTCCGCATACGCGTACTTCCAACGGACTGTTGGTTACGTGGGACCGAATGCAAACGGTGAGCCTGACGTTGCCAGTCTGACTCGCCTTGGCAGAGAGACAAATCTTTTTTCGGTTTGATAACGATTTGGTAACGGCCGAAAGGTATCCCAACTTTTAACGAGCTGAGCTCATCAAAAGCTGAAGCTGCGGCCGAGCTTCACACGGAAAACCAGGAAAAAAGAAAAAGTTCCAGGCTGAAGCAGCTCAAACTTTTAACGAGCTAAGCTCATCAAAAGTTACCCCGCCGCGCCGAAGGCGAGCCTGACTTGACATCGAAATCAAAAACATGTACCATGGACAAACGTTCTTAGAAAGGAACCCCAATGAGTGTAGATATGACAATGGACCAGTGGCTGAAACTTGGCTACGACATGGGCTGGGTCGGGCCAGACGTTTGTGAAACACACGACGGCTTGCCAATGACCGCTGAAGAAGAAACCGAGTTCGAAGAAGGCGACCCATGCATCCACGTCCTTCGACTCTACGTCGACGGTGAACACAAGACCGCTGTAGAAGAGAACCATTCCCCGAGTGTGTGGCGTGCCACCAACAAGGGTTGGTAACGGCGAGTCCCGTGAAACTTTTAACGGCGAGCGTTTTGACGGCCTGCCTTACGATGCTTCCTGCTTCAACGGCGAGCGCCAAAGGCCCGCCTTCAACCGCTGAGATAAAAGCCTACGCTCAGGGATACGTAACCGCTAAGGGTGGCAAGTCCCAGTGGGAGTGCTTTAACCGTGTCATCCACTACGAGTCTCGATGGAATCACCGTGCAGTCAACGGACGCTACTACGGCTTGGGTCAGATGGCTAACGCGAAGGCACGTCATAACGGCAAGCCTTACACACAAGTGCGTGATGCGTGGAAGTACATGGTGCACCGCTACCCTAACCGTGCTTGTGGTGCGTGGTCGCACATCAAACGGGTGGGTTGGTACTAACGCACAATCACCCTCCAATTTGTATCATAGACTTTACCTATGAAACATATTGAATTTCACATAGCAGAAACCGAGAAGGACGCAGAGTCTTTAGAGTTCATTGGACTTATCGACTTTGGAACGGATGAGTTCTGCGAGCACTGCTCACAGCAGGTTGCGTTCACTGATTCAAAGTTCATTCCTTGTGGAGTGGTGCTTGATGGTGAGAGTGAGTTTCTCCTATGTATTCCGTGTGCTGAGCCTTTTCTAAATCCAGGTTTTATTTAGCCACACGGAAGTTTGGGAAAACTCTAAACCCCTTACGACACGCCACGTTCACGTCGATTTGACAAATTGTATAAAAGACGCCATACTCTTCTTACGCCAATGAAAAGGAGAAAAACAAATGGCAAACTATTACGCATCAGCAAGAACCAACTACTTCCTAGTGAAGGACGTTGAAGCATTCACTACTGACATCAACGCAGTTACAAATGATGTAGAAATCATTACTCAGGAAAAGGATGGCGTCCAACTTGTTGGGCTACTAGGCACTGACCCTGATGGCAGTGGCTTTCCATACTCTCAGTATTCAGACGAGGATGGTGAATACCTTGAAATCAACTGGGACAAGATTTTCCAAGCACATCTAGAAGATGGATGGGTCGCAATCATTATGGAGTCTGGAGCAGAGAAACTTCGTTACATCTCTGGATACGCAGTCGCTTACAACAACAAGGGTGAGACCAGAACTATTGACCTCACAAACATCTACAAACTCGCAATGGAACTTGGCACAAACATCACACCTGCCGAGTATTAGACGATTTGACAAATCCAAAGAAGTATGATTCAATAGATACATAGTCAATGAAAGGAAAACAAATGACTAACTACAAAATGAAGTTCGCAACAAACACTGAACTAGCAGAGGTTCGCCTAAACGCGTTCCTACCAACTGGTGAAAAGTTCGCGAGTTACTCGCTGACCAACAACGAGATAGATTGGGTCGAGCCAACTGGCGACGAGGTAGAACATCTCTACTCAGACTTAGTCAGGTATCTTGACACCTGCGTCCCATCTGTTGAGATGGAGGGTCTCGACGACTTCCTAAGTTCACTAGACTCCTACGCAAAGCAACACGCAGGGGAGGCTCGCTGATGGAAAACCAAAAATCACAGGTGATAGAGAACAAGTGCTGGATTGCCGAAGATGGCTCACAGGGTCAAGGAGATGTGGTTATCTTCAACGAAGACGACCTCAACGAAGACCAGTGGGAGATTTTCAACAACCTCGCAGAAAGCGAAATGTTCGAGTTCGTAAAGGCAGTAATAAATGGCGAAGACACTTTCGTCTTTATGAGCAACACCTAACGACACGCCGAGAGTAGTCTCGATTTGACAAAACTGAATAAATAGTGTTTACTTAGTTATACAAGTTCTTTTGAAAGGAGAATGCAATGCCAAAGTATTTTATTAGATTCGACGTGATTGAAGAATGGAAAGGCACATTTGATGCTGACAATCTTGAACACGCGAAGGAACTGGCTCGCCAGTGGGCAGAGGACGAGATTGGCTCGGACGAACTTCCAGAGTTCGACGACAGAAATCACGGAATCTCAACAGAGGTTTACCAAGACAGTTTGGAGGAACTCCCTTGAGTGAGTTTCCAATCTGTCCGATTTGTGAGGGGTTCATCCCGAACAATGAAACTCCGGGAGCATACGCAGGTGCGCTCTCACGCAAGGACAACGAAACTGAGATTTGCTCTCAGTGCGGAGTCATTGAGGCACTACTCGACTTCTACAAGAATGGCGACACGCCGAACAAGTAGTTCGATTTGACAAGCAACAAGATTTATGATTTACTTGTAACACATCAACGAAAGGAAAATAAATGATGGACAAGAACACAGTATTAGGAAAGGCACTCTACCTAGAGTTCCGTCGAGGGGACTACACCCTACAAATCATCCTGACCCCAGAGGTCGTGGATGAAAATGGTGAACTAAGAACTACGACGCTTATGCGACGACAGATTTCAGAACACCACCCACGCAAGTCTTGGAGATTTGACAGTGCGAGAACAGCAGACAGAGCATTGCGAAATGTTGTTCGTAACCCAGATGGCACTTTCAAAGAATACGAACTCTCTGAGGCTAAGCACTTCGCACAGCAGGGCTTGGCATTTATTCAGCCACTTCTGTCGCAGGTTCATCATCAGGGTTGGACACTACAAAAGCAACCTGTCGCAGTTGAGTATTCATTCGAAGACTTAGCACTAGTGCGTTCACAAAGCACACCACAGGGTCTCATTCGTAGAGTCTTGCGTTCACGCGAGGCACTTGGATTTGACAAAAACCTATTCGCTATGGCAGAATAGAAACACAGCAACACAGCAACACAAGACCATTACTAGAAAGGAAGATACAATGGTTTATACAGATACAGATTTACAGGACATCATCAAGCAAGACAGGCTTGGCACAGGGGTAGCAGACGCATTGTTTGCTGTTGCTGGTCAGTCGCTCAACTCAGAGTTGAAAGACAAACTCAACTCTTACTACAACATTGCTGGCAAGGTTACTCAACGCGGTTCAGGCACAGCAAAGAAAGTGAAGACTATCGTGGCAGACGCAATGGTTGGCGAGAGCCAATACCTGCGACCAAATGGTCAGGCTTACTTCTCTCGTGCTTGGGGTGAACACTCAGACGTCGAGGTCTTGAAAAAGGCTCGCACTGCTGGACACTTCATCCTGCTCTATGGGGCGCCCGGTTGTGGCAAGACAGCATTGGTCGAGGCCGCTTTTGGCGAAGACCTTTACACAATTCTTGGCTCTGGAGACACTGAGGTTTCAGACCTCGTTGGTGGTTATGTTCAGACACCAAGTGGTGGGTTCGAATGGGTAGATGGACCTCTACTAAAATCTGCGGAAGAGGGTAAGCCACTTCTGATTGACGAGGTTGGTCTCATTGACCCAAAGGTTCTTTCGATTGTTTATGGTCTGATGGATGGTCGTCAGGAATACACAGTTACTCAGAACCCAGAACGCGGAACTGTAAAAGCCAAAGAGGGTTTCTATGTGTTGGGTGCGACTAACCCTAACGCTCCGGGAGTTCGTCTCTCTGAGGCTCTGCTATCGCGTTTCACACTTCACGCAGAAATGACTACTGATTGGACACTTGCTCGCAAGTTAGGTGCGCCAGCACCAGTAGTGACTGTTGCTCAAAACTTGTTCAAGAAACAACAGTCAGGCGAAGTTTCTTGGTCGCCTCAAATGCGTGAACTGCTTGCTTTCCGAGATGTTGCTAATGACTTCGGAACTGCTTTCGCTATCTCTAACCTGATTGCGTCTGCTCCAGAAATGGATAGACCAATCGTGGCTGATGTCTTCACCAGAACCTTTGGCGAAGAATACAAGCCAGCGAAGATTTAGCACAGACTCCCGACTAGATTTACTTCCTTTCATCTAGTTGGTCGAGAGGGAGTGGGCGTTGTTCCCCGACACGCCCATTCCCACCCCCTCGAAAGGATTTGACAAAAGTATCAAAAGATGATACCTTTGTGTTGTTATCAGAAAAGGAGAAGAAAGATGACACACTTCGGAACTAATGTAGAAACAAAAAAGACCACACCTAGCGAATGGCTAAAGGTGGGTTCTCAGATTGGAACGCTCGCAAACACTTGGTCGTCACGCGGAGACTTAGTAGTCTTCGTTGGACCAGAGGCTAGCGCACCAGCACCAGCAATCTTCAATCCTGCGAGTGCGGAAATTGAAGTAAACACTGAGAGTGCTTTTGGTGCTTTCACTTTGCCAGAACACATCACAGACATCACATCACGCGAGACCCAGTTGGAGTTCGCTAAGGGAACTGGAGCAATCTATCACGAGGCAAGCCACGCTCGCTTTTCACGCTACTCATTGGAAGACGCTAGCAAGGCTCTGACCAAAGAAGAATACGAGGCTCTACATCTTTTGGAAGAGACTCGCATTGAGGGCTGGGGCGTAACTGTTATTCCTGCCAACAAAGTTTTTCTTCGTGCTTGTGCGTTGGAGATTGTTCTTGGCGACGCTAAAGATTTCGAGGGTCTATCAAATGTTCGTATGGCAAGTCGTATGGCTGGTCTAACTTTGGCTCGCGTAGACGCTGGCGTTCTTGAAGACTTTGATGTCGAACCTGCTGAACTTGCTATCGCTGGTATCTTGGGCTACGACAACATTGAAAAGTTGCGTTCAATCTGGTTGCGTTTTCAGGCACACTCACAGCACGAAAATGGTCTGCCACTTTACGACCTTGCTCGCGAGTGGGTTGAAGTTGTGAACAACATTTCAGTCGAGGCTGGCGAACCTCAACCTAGCGACGAGCAGGGCGAGGGCGAAGATGGTTGCTCTTGGGGTGAGGGCGGAGGCTCAGGCACAGGCGACGCGTTCGGAGATTTGATGGAGGCTCTCGCTGAGTCTGCTGGCAACACTAGCATTGGAGTTGCGACTGAGGTCGCTGACGAGCAGACTGCGACTGAATGGTCAAACTCTGTAAGTCAATCTTCAAGTCAATCAAAGACAAAAAGCGAAAATGAAAAAGAGGCAAAAAAAGTTTTCGTTGATGGACACAGACCGGGAGAACCGGGTTCTGGAACTATGTCGAGATTGGTCGAAGTTCGCAAGCCAACTTCTGAGGAACGTATCTCAGCAGTCAAGATTGCAAAGATGTTAGAGCAAGCAAAGTATCGCGAACGCTCTGAGACTGAGGTCAAGAACATCTTGCCTCCCGGTCGTCTTCGCACTCGTGCGTTGGTTCAGGGTTCTGCTCTAAAGAGCAAGGGTATTCACACTCAGGTTGAGGCGTGGAGACAGACCAAGAGAAAGCAAACTGACGACCCAACTCTGACTGTTGGCGTGATGGTGGACATCTCAGGTTCAATGGGTTCAGCAATGAAACCTATGGCTACGACTGCTTGGGTAATGTCTGAGGCTGTTCGTCGTGTTCAGGGTAAATCAGCAATGGTCTACTTTGGTTCAGATGTATTCCCGACTTTGAAACCGGGACAGCACTTGACAGATGTCAATGTTTATTCCGCACCAGATGGAACTGAAAAGTTCGACAAGGCTTTCAAGGCTCTTGATGGGACTTTGAACTTGCTCTATGGCTCAGGTGCGAGATTGCTTGTCGTGGTCTCTGATGGTGCTTACACTGCGACTGAGGGCGAGCGAGCAAGACATTGGATGAAAGAGTGCCAGAAGAATGGCGTGGCTGTCCTGTGGCTGACTTACGATTACGCTCACTATGCGAAACGCTACCTTGAAAACACAGATGGACAGTTGGTCAATGTTGATACTGACCCGAACAAAACTGCCACGCTGATTGGCAAGGCTTGTGCCGACGCTCTCACAAAGATTGGTGCGAGGAACGCATAACAAACTTGGTGGGGGAGGTCTTCTCCAAAACTCCTCCCCCATCAAAACTTGACACGCCGAAGTAAATGGATTTGACATTCAGATTGAAATCTGTATAATAGAAACATAACCCAATGAAAGGAAAATAAAATGGGACTAGACCAATGGCTACACGTTAGAGAATACATCTCTGGAACAAATCACAGACGAACCCCTGAGGGAGATTACATCTCAGAGGACAACCCTAAATACATAGACGTAGTTGTAGGAGCAGGACTAACTGCTGACGACGTGGACACCGAGTATCCATCAGCAACTGTTGAAATCAAAGTCGCTCAGTGGCGAAAGGCGTGGGGAGTTCACAACTGGTTCGTGGCTAACGTCCAAGACGGCGAGGACAACTGTAAGGACTACTACGTCTCACGCGATACGCTGATAGACCTGCGTAATCTCTGCCAGCAAGTTCTGGATAACCCTGAGAGTGCGGACGAGTTGCTACCAGACCCTTACGGAGGTGATGACGAGGAATGGTATACCTACCAGATAACCCACACCATCACACAACTTGACAGGGTTCTCAACAACCCAAAGTTTGACGGATGGGATTTCCAATACTCGTCCAGTTGGTAAAAAGTGGAAGTCGGCTCGCCTTCGGGCGAGTTTGACTTTTCACGAAACATCTGTATAATAGAACCGCAACACCTAAACGAAAGGAAAGAAAATGAACAACGGCAAGCGTATTGAGTTGGTATTCACCAACGACCCTTACACGAACCTCAAGGCAGGCGACCGTGGAACACAAATCGGCGAGCGCGTAGACCCCTGGGGAGATACACAGATTTACGTCCGTTGGGACAACGGCTCGTCTCTGAGCCTGCTCGAAGGACACGACCAGTGGAGGGAGGTAACGGATGCCTAATCAGGATGACGAGGTTACGCGTAAGACCGCCATAGAGCATTTCTTGGAGGAAACTGGGCAGAGCATAACGGGTCAGATAAACGTGTCTTACAACACGCAACAGACCCTAGACCAGTTCTTGGAAATCAGGTATCAGCAAGAGCAGGAGAAATCTCCAAACTCTTTCTTAGACCACGAGTATCTCTTTGACGAGGAGTTGTTCTTGGAGTATGTCAGGGACAATGTTGCTGAGGTAATCAGGAACGAAGTTCTCTACAATGGCGACAAATCGCTGAAACGAGAAATCACTCTGCTTTCGGAGTGGTCGATAGAACTCTAAACAGAGAGGGGCGGGAGAAATCCCGCCTCTTTCTTTTTTCAAGTTTTCCCAAGTTTCCGTGTGAAGCGAAGGGGCTTCCAACTTTTGATGAAAAGTTGCGACACGCCAGATGACAACTTGATTTGACACGAAGATAGATTTATGGTTCAATAGAGACATAAAGCCAAATGAAAGGAAATCAAAAATGGCAAAGTTCAAAATCACAGCAACATACGAATACTCTGGCATTGTCGAGGGGGCAACTGAAAGAGAAGCAGAAAAAGCATTCCTGAGCGACCTCAACGACCACTATGTAGGAACTGATAGTTTCGAGGCAGTGGAAGTTTGTGCCGAGTGCGAAGAAGAGTTGAGTGAATACTTTTCTTGTTGCGAAGAAGAAGAAGAAGAAGAAGAGGAGAACTAATGATGGGATACACAGTTGAAACTTGGGAAAAAACATTCAAGCCTATAAAGAACCACCTCTCCAACGAGGCGTCTTGGGATGGGATTATGTTTGAAACCTATGGAGATGAGATTGACTTTGTAATCAACCAGCCAGAGGAGAACACTTGGACTTATGTAGATGATGAGTTCGGCAACTGTATCATTATCGCTGGCTACTGGCTACAAGGACGCATTGGCTATTTCATCACTGAGGTTGCTCGCGACCCGAAAGATAAAGAGATGTGGGACGACCTTTGTATTATGGCTTACGAAAGTCAAGAACTAGAAGATTAGCGACACGCCGAAGTTTGACTCGATTTGACAAATACGAGCAACTATGGTTCAATAGATACATCAAGAGATACACCAACTAGAAAAGGAAGATACAAATGGAAACTCAAAACAAGAGATACGATTTCGGTGGCTCATTCACCTTTGGTTCAAATGGGCTATTTCAACTAGTAGTTAGAAACATCACTGAGCATGGTGGCTACACTATGGAGTTCGGTCTGGAACTAACACCAGCAGAACGCCAAGAACTAATCACACTGCTAATCACACTAAACACAGAGGAGGAGAAATAATGCCTAAGTATAGTTTCAATGTTTGGGAAGAAACCAAGTATGGCGTTTCATTTGAAGCAGATAACTTGGAACACGCTAAGAAGTTGTTAGCAGAAGCAGAAGAAGAAATGGACCTAGAATGGTTGCCTAGTTTTGAAAAGCATTTCAAAAAGGGCGATGAAAACTGGGATACAGAAATGCTCGCAGAAGTGGAGGAGAACTAATGGGCTATTACGCAAACAGCACTGAGGGCGAGATAACTATTCTTGCCGAGAACTTTGACAAAGCATTAGAGGCGATTGTCGAGGCTTATACCAAGTTGAACGAGAAAAGCAACTGGGGACAAATGCCACTACCAGAAACCTTAGAAGACGCTTTGAAGGACGAGTTCGAGGACTATGACCTCAACGACACAAATCTAACTATTGGCTCTTTTGATGGCAAGTGGACATCTTACATCGAGCCACTTTTCGAGGCACTGCTCTCAGTCGCGACACCTGATAGTGCGATGGCATTTAGGGGTGAAGATGGCGAGATGTGGAGAATGACGCCAGCAGGGACTCAAACTGCCAAGATTATTTGGGAGTAGCAACACGCCATAGAGGAAGCCCCGAGAAATCGGGGTTTCTTTTTTGCCGTCAGTTCACACGGAAATCCCGGAGAAGTATTCGCCTTCACAACTTTTTACGAGATGAGATGACACGCCGAAGTTTTCCTCAGTTTGACAAAAGAATACAATTATGATTTACTTGATACATAGAAAAGGAGAACCAAATGAAAGTATGCGAATTCGATAACACAGGAACCACACTTGAAGTTTGTCCAACTTGTAATGAATACAAGGGGCTAGTAGAAGTTCGAACCAAGCCCTACACCACACTAGGCGTTGCCCTAGAAGATGTCTTCGCCCTGATGGACGAGGCAAGAGCATTTGCCGAAGAGAACTGCGACCACAGAAACGATTGGTGCGAACACGCCGTAGATGACGAGGAGAACTAATGGCAGAAGTCTTTGGACGAGTATTCCCTCCCTGCGACGATTGTGGCAAGGATTGGATGGACAAGTTCTCCTGCGACCAATCTCAGGAGTTCTGCGTGAATTGTTGTCGTTGTCCAGAACACGCCGAATAGAAATAGATTTGACAACACCAAGTAAATCTGTATAATAGATAGTAAGTTCGAGAAAGGAACAGAAATGGCAGAGAGAGTAGTTTGGGTTGAATACCAATGGAAAGATGAAGAAATCCCTGGGGACACAGACGCTATGGTAGTTATCCTCAATGACCCGAAGTTGTATAAGCAGTTGAGCGAAGACGACGAGTTTGACCAGCGTGTTTGGTTCTACTTCCAAGATGAGGCAGAGTTTCAACGAGCCTTTGACCCGAAGAATGATGAACACGACTTTTACCTAGTCAGCATAGTTGATGAGTAGTCGGGAATAAATCACAAAGTAATTTGGTTATCTTTATTAGAGAAAGGAAATCTATGTTTGTTGAACAAAAAGGCGACGCAGAAATGGCAGAACTATTTGCTATGGGCTTGCTCAAAGAACCAAAGGATTATGGAACGCTAGTCCTAGTCCCTTGTAAGCACAAAGTATTCTGCCGAACTCACGGAACTTTCTGGATTAGAAAAAAGTTTTGGAAGTTCGGGAATAAATCACAAAGACAAAGTGTTCTATCTAATGAAAGGAAAACAAAATGACAGAAAAGAAAAGAACTCAGGACGAACTACTAAACCCGAACTTTGGGTTGAACACAGACAAGCCAGACATCAAGGGTTTCTTGGCGTGGCTATACGACCCCGAAGTAGACGAGGCGTTTGAGCAATTCATCAAAGACACAGAGAACGAGTAATGGCGACACGCCGTTAGCGTGATTTGACAATCAGCAACAAATCTGTATAATAGATAGTAGACCCGAAGAAAGGAAAACAAATGGGACTTACAACAGCACTAGGAATCGCGGAGAGCGGAATCTCTCTTGAACAGCAACTCGCTTGGCACTTGACAGGCAACCACTATCCACCAGTTCCAACCTCAATGGTTCAGCCTTGTATCGAGGCAATTCAGGCAATCAACGGAGGCGACTACGACAAGGCAATCGCATTGCCAGACGGCGTGGGTTATAAGGGACGCACCGACGCACCAGCGAGAGCAATCGCTGAGGCACACCACTTGGACGCGTTTCTTGACTACTACGGAGAGGATAACTAATGGGATTGAACACAGTAAGAATTAGTTTCTATACCGATGTCGAGGCAACGGATTACGCACAAATCGAAGAGGCGATACACAACCTCCTAGACCAACTTGCCAAGACCGAAACGGACTTGGCGTGGGACGATGTTGATTGGCAACTGACACACGCACCAGAACCGCTGACTAGAAAGGAAAGCAAATGAACGAAGAAACGGCAAGCCTAATTACCCTCCGCCTCACACCGCTTGAGGTGGACACGCTTCGAGGATACTTGGGCGAGGTATTGGCAACGGATAGCAACGAGGCAATCGAAGCAATCTACGAACAACTAACGGAAGAGGCGTGAGATGAAGACGGCAAGGGAGTTCGCAGAATACTTCGCGTCTATGCCTCCAACGGACTTGGTAGCCCTGCCTATTTGGTGGGAGAAGCCAACCGCAGTGATGTTGTGGAACGGAGAGGTGGGTGTGCCTAACGGGTGTGCCATTGTAGACCTCGAAGACGAGCAATGGTCGAATGTGATTGACCGATACTTTGATTCAAATGTTTATGACCACCAAGCAATGTATCGAGCAATCGCTGACGAACTTGGGATTGACGGCGTTGATGATGTGATTGCTTCAATGTAGTTTGTAAGTTTTCACGAAGAAGCCTCGCAGAAATGCGAGGTTTCTTTTTACCCGTTTCCTGGTTTTCCGTGTGCCTCGCTTCGCTTCGTGAAAAGTTGCGTCATCTCTCATCAAATCTCGATTTGACAAAAAGGTATGTAGTCCCTCATAATTGACTTAGCACCAAAGAACTACACAACTGAACAAACACGCGACACGCCAGAGGCAAGTTCGATTTGACAAATGTAATCAGTTGTGGTTCAATAGATACATCAGCCACTAGAAAGGAAATCACAAATGGCTAAAATCACTACCAGCACCACTATCTCAACCTCAGTTGAGGTATCAGCAGTTCTAGTCCAGAACGCTTTGGAACTCGCCCAGTTGCGAGAAACTCAGCGTGAACTTGCCAAGAAAGAGGCAATGCTCAAAGAGCATTTGCTAAATGCTCTTGGCGAGGCAGAGGAGGCGACTTTTGGAGGCGTTGTGGTCTACAAGACACAAACTTCAACTCGTCGTAGCAATGACCTCAAAGCCCTTGCGGAAAAGTTCCCAGAGGCTTACGCGGAAACCCTCCGCGAAACACCAGTAGTAAAAATCATCACCCTCTAAGGGCGGTGAGCGAGGGGGCGGGGAAACCCGCCCTCAACCTCGCGACACGCGGGGAGGCACGAGATTTGACTTATTGCGGTAAGTATGGTTCAATAGATACATCACCCAGAGAGAGGAAGATAAAAATGGGTAAAAATGAAAAGATAGAGATTTACGAGTTCGGTGCTAACGCGGGTATGCGTTCAATGTTGGAAACGCTTTACAAGAAACTTCCAGCAAAAGAGTTCGCAATCGTGGAGGGCATTTTGAAAAATGAAATGCCGAAGTTCGCGGAAACAATCCCGAACATCAAGTTCTCGGTAGAACATCAAAAGGAGTTCGCCGAAAAAACCTCGTGGTGAGGGTTGGTTGAGGAAGTCCCCGCAGAAATGCGGGGGCTTTCTTTTATGTGTGCGGGCAACACGAAACACCGGGAAAAGTCGCGGTTGGTGAAAACTCGCAAGACGCCTTGCGTCCCTTCGCAACTTTTGATGGAACTCGTAAAAAGAAAAAGAGGAAGGAGAAGAAAAAGACGACACGCCGTAATCTTTCTAATTTGACATCAACGCCGATTTAGGCTAATGTAGTAATTGTTCGAGAAAGGAACAAATTATGAACCCAATCACCATCAAGCAAGTAAGTTTCATCAACAACCTACGCGTAGAGCGTGGCGTCAGCGACGCGGTTGATTTCTCAACAATGACCTCGAAAGACGCGTCAAACCTAATCGCACAACTGCTAGCAATGCCAACTGCGGGTGGCGTTGAAGAAGAGGGTATGTATCGCAAGGGCGACGAAATCTTCCGCGTTCAGCGTTCGCTGGAGTCTGGCAACCTCTACGCAAAGAAGTTGGACATTATCGAGATGAAGTTCATCTTCGCCTCTGGTGCTATTCGCACACTAAAGTCTTCGGACAAGATGAGTCTTGACGAGGCAAAAGCGTTCGGAGTAGAAACTGGTTTCTGCTGTGTCTGTGCCAAGTTCCTAACTGACCCTAAGTCGGTTGCGGTTGGTATCGGCCCGGTCTGTGCCAAGAACGTCTAGGCGTTCGCTAGAAGACCTCCCGCCGAGTGCGGGGGGTTCTTCTTCGGCGTGGCGATTTGACTTGCTGTGCCGTTTCCTGTAATGTAGTAATTGTTCGAGAAAGGAACAAAATGAGCGACAACTATCCAGATGGTTCAATGATGGGTTCAGGCATTTATGCCAAAGAAGTTTCATACGACGAGTTCGAGTGTGAGAACGACGAGTGCCTAAAAGAAAATGGTGCGGGTGAAACCACAACTGATGACTACGGCAACTACGCGATTGAGTGCGAGTTCTGCGGTTCAACCTATTTAGAGAGTTCTATCTCTGATGACAGAGATGACTACGAGGCAGACCGCTACGACGAGTATAACGACAGATAAGTTCTGCTAAATAAAAATGCCTCCTCCCGATTTGGGAGGGGGTGTTTTTTTTTCTTCGTGAAAAGTTTTTCCGCCGCGTCCCTCCACACGGAAGCCCCGGATAAGTTCAGCATCTCGGCCCTCCCTTCGCAACTTTTTATGGGACACGCCGTTCAAAGTTTGGATTTGACAGATGCGGGCATAAACCCTATACTTGATACATAGCCAACGAAAGGAAAATAAAAATGGCAAAAGCAAAGATGGTTTACGACAGCACAGAAGACATGCGTTTCGTTTGGAGCGGTGGCGAATACATTGAAATCTTCTTTAGAGATTTAGACACAGATTTATTTCCAAAGTCAGCGTTTGACATCATCAACGTTTGGGATTACGCAAAGGGCGAACCTCGCATTGAAAAGAACCTAGATGCGTTCAAGCAGTTCGTTGAACAGCACCTACAAGAGATTAGGGAAGACCACCTTGCTAGTGCCGAGTTCGATGAACCCTGGGAAGTCTAGGGGCTACGCGGAAACCCTCATCAAAAGGTGAGGGTTTTACCGCGTGTCGGGCTTGACAAAACTAAAAGTATTTGTAATACTTGATACAGAAAGAGAGGAAACAAATGATTTTCAAAGTAGAAACTAAGCAGGGAGTTCTCCCTTACGAGTTCGCAACTCAGCAAGAAGCGAAAGATTATGCGATGGCGTTCCTGAGTTGGTCAGGAACAAAGTATCGAATTATAGTTGTTTCAAGCGAAGCAGGTGTGCCGAACCCAGACCCAAAGGGGCTTGAAGCAAGTATTGCTCGACACCCGAGTAATTTCCTCAAGGGTCATCTCAAGCAGTAAAAGTTTCGAGGGAAGCACTCGCGGGAACGCGGGTGTTTCTTTTTTGTTTGAAGACGCACACGGAACCCCCGGAAAACTTTTGACGACCCGCCGTCAGACTCAGGATTTGACAAACATCTTTTTACTTGATACCTTAGTAATAACAGAAAGAGGAGAAGCAATAATGACACAGAGTAATACTTTGTATGTGTGTTTCGATTGCGGATACTCGCAAACGCCAGAAGCACCAAACACCCACAATTGTTCAGAGAAAGGAACATACAAAATGGAAACAAGAAATGACTCAGCGTTTTTCACAAATGAACCCGGAGTAGAAGTTGTATGGGAACACGAGAGTTGCGACTACTATGTGGTTCGTAATGGAGAAATGCGTATCCACGCAACAACAGACGACGGACACATTGAGGTTATTCGCTACACAGACAAACTCGAAGAGTTTGGTATAACTAATGACCAGCAACTCGAAGAGTGGTCAAACAAGGGAGAAGAAGTTTTCTCTTGGCAGAACAACTCGTGGTTCGAAGTTTACACAGAGAAAGACCCAGAGTTTTTCTCAGAGCCATACCACTCGCTAGAAGACGCAATTGGTCAAGCACAAGTTCTACACGCCGAAGCAGGAGAGGAAAAGAAATAATGCCGAAACAGAAATACACGACCCTCGAAGAACTGAGGCAAGCACAGCGGGAATACGCTAAATTGTATTACCAGAAGAACAAAGAAAAATACGCGGGACGCAGTAATGATTGGATAAAGCGTTTGAAAGAAACAGACCCAGACGCTTACCGTGAATACAACAGAGTCAAGCGTCAGAAGTATTTGAACAACCTCCGTGAAAACTTCCCGGAAAAGTATGCGGAACTAATCGAAAAAGAACGCCTCCGTCAAAAGAGGTTGCGAGAAGAAAAGAAAGCAGGTTCAGATGACGCTAATGTATAAAGACGCACTAGGAGAAATCCTCCGTGAACGCCGACACAAGTTGGGCTACACACTCAGGAGAGTTTCTACTGAGGCGACCATCGCACTTGGATACCTCAGCGAGGTTGAACGCGGGCATAAAGAAGTATCCTCAGCGTTCTTGGAAACTTGGGCAAAGAGTCTACGCACAGATGTTCCGTCCATTGTGATTGACGCAGGGCTAAGACTCGCCTCTTGGAGAATCCCAGATGAAGTCCCAGAGGGGTTCTCGAAAGAAGTGTTGTCAGAACTTAGGTAGAAGAAAACCCGATGGGAGAAATCTCGTCGGGTTTCTTTTTATCCTCTTCCCGGAGTTCCGTGTGGGCTGGTGCTTCCCTTCAACTTTTTACGAAGAACGCCGTCCCATCTCGATTTGACAAACGAAACCTGAGATGGTATCTTTTAGTTATCAAGGTTGATTCCCTTGGTTGGTTGATTGGTAAACCTCCCCCTCAGATTTATTCCTTAGGTCGGGCTGAGGGGGAGGCAACAACAAACGACACGCCGAGAACCAAATGGATTTGACAAATCAAATCAAATAGGCTACCTTAGATACATAAGCAGAAATGCTTACCTAACAGAAAGAGATAACCAATGAACAGCATTGTAAAGAACACTCAGGTAATCACCACCAGCACCACAGCAGTAGAACTGAACGCCGAAGCACAGAAGGCACTTGCCGACTTTGCTAACGCTAAGGAAGCCATCAAGGCTCTTGAAGAGCAGAAGGCTAACGCCGAAGCAATTCTTCGCGAAGCACTAGGCAACGCCGAAGCAGGATTAGTTGAGGGCATGGTTGTCGTCAAGGTTGCTTCAAGAACTCGCAAGGGAACAGATGGCAAGAAACTTGCCGAGATGTTTCCAGAAGCGTATGCCGAAACGCTGACCCAAACTGAATACACTTTCTTACAAAACCTGTAAGAAGTTGGAGGAGGGGGTTGCTCCTAACCAGCCCCTCCTTCAAAACCCCTCTACCTTTTAGATTTCCTTTAGGTAGGGGGGTTTTACCTTTGGCGTGTCTAATTTGACAAACGCCGATTGAACGCGTAAGATAGTAATTGTAGTCAATAGAAAGGAAAACAAAATGACTAAGAACGCCGTAGCAATAACTCCAGATGGGATTTTCTCAGTTGTGGACATCGCAGGAAACGAATTGAAAACTCTTCAAGGATTAGTTGATGGTTGGATTCAAGCAATAGACCTGACCCCGACTCTGACCCTTTGGGTGAACGAAGAGGGCAAGATGGTAGGTCTACCATTCAACGCCTTTGGAACTGTGATGTGGAACGAGTTCTTTGGTGCTACCGATGTCATCGTTGGAACTGCCGTATTCACAGGTGGAACAGATGACGAGGGAGATACGATTGGACTCTCAGATTCACAGATTGAGGGACTCAGGAAGACTTGGTTCGCCTAATTCCGACACACTTTGGAAGAACCCCCTGCCGAAAGGTGGGGGGATTCTTCGTTGGTTTGACGCGGATTTCGGGAGGGACGCCTGACACGGACTACCCGGAAAACTTGGAGGATTAGGTTTTTTCCACTCTTTTTGGGTATACTGGAGGAACTTGTCCTTTGGACGAGTGATAACTGAATAGCGAAACATCAGGGAGAACCCCAACAATAAACGACCGAGTGCTAACTCGTAAAACCAGGAAAGGTAGGTCGCTAAATGAAAAGGTTACTGACAATCGGATTAGCAACGCTACTCGTGTTATCTGGTTCTACGCCGTCAAACGCAGAAGAGCCTAAGATGACCGCCGAGTCAATAAACATAAAAGCAACAAATGTTTCAACAACTTCATCAGCAAACTTCTTTGAGTCGCTGGAAAGTCAAGAAGCAAGACAAACTCTTATGGTAAAAGAGATTGCTAAAAACAAAAAACTAAATAGCAACGCCGTCAAAATAAAAAAGATGGTGAAGACTTTGAGAAATCAAGTTGGTAAAACTTGGTATGTATTCTCAGGGTCTACCCCGCGAGGGTGGGACTGCTCAGGTATGACACGCTGGGCTTATGGCAAGATAGGTGTTGAACTTGAACACTCTGCTTCCAAACAACGCCACGCGGGTAAAGTAACTAAGAAGCCAAAGGTAGGCGACCTTGTTATCTTTTCATACACGAGAAGCAAGAACATCTACCACGTCGCGATTTATCTTGGAAAAGATAAAATGATTCACGCTGGCGGAAATCGCGGACAAGTTACGAGTGTCGCTTCAATAAAGAATTGGGGCGGGACTTACTCAACGATTACTTATGTGCGGGTTCTAGAAAATAAATCCTTCAAAGAACAAAAAGCACAGAGGGAAAGAGAACAGCAGAAATCTCTATTGTTCGCTTCGAGTAGGTAATCGCTCAAAAAGAAATCCCCCGTGAGGAAACTTGCGGGGGTTTCTTTTTACCTCGAAGCTACACGGAATACTGGGAATAGATGGAAGCCTCGACCGCGGGCGGAAACTTTTGACGAAGACTCGTGTGAAGTTGGGGAGGAGTTGCTAATCCAAAGGAAGAAGTTGGGTATAGTAGTTCTACGAGTTAGGAACTCGCATAGTGTCCTAGCCTCAGCCAGCCGAGATGGAGTTGGTATGAGCCAGAGTTGTAGAAGATGCGACTTACAGCAACAGGCGACCACCTGAGTTATAAATCCCGCGAGGGGTGGCTAAACTGACTCAACATACAATTTGACAAGATGACCTCAAAGTCTTACAATAGAAACACGCCAGAGAAAGGAAAAATAAAATGGCAAGAATAGACACACTAGTAATCAACATCATCAACAGCAATGGAGAAGAAGTTCTTTCTCCTCTTTACGAAGTTCACACTTGGGAAGACGCCGAAAGAATTATCAGCAACACTCGCAAACTTATTGCCGAGAGTGCTAATCCAGAAAACACAATTAGGTTTTCACTTTACGGACAGGGGTCATAGTGTTCGAGGTAAATGGATACGGAAACATCTTCTTAGTAAAAGCAGATACAGAACGCGAAGCCGAAGCACGAGTTCACGAGTGGGCAATCTCAGAGGGATTATCACGAGTGCGGGTTAGTGTTCACGAAGTTCACAACACGCCGTAAATGTTTTGGATTTGACAAGCAACACCAAAAGCAATACAATTGTAGTAGTTCGAGAAAGGAACTCAAATGACAACTAACACTTACATCAACTCAAGCGACCTAATCGAAGCACTAGAACTAAAAGCAGGTATGGCAAGCACACACCCTTACTCATACGCTTTTGGATTGGCTTGGGCAAGTCTAGATGGAACTCAGCAAGCAAGAATTATGAAGATTGTTGAAGAGATGGAAAACTTGGAAGACTTGGAAAAGTAAAAGAACCCGCCGAGTGTCGGACACACTCAAAAAATCCCCCTTGTCAGCACACAGCAGGGGGGATTTTGTTATTCACGACACGCCGTCAAATGAACTTGACAAACCTAAACAAAAGCATTACCATTGTAGTAGTTCAAGAAAGGAACTCAAATGATTACCAACTTCACAAACATCAACTTCGTAGCAAACCTAGTAGGACTAGCACCTGAAACCTGCCCAGACTGCGAAGAACTAATCACAGCAGATAACCCTTTGGTAGATGAAACCAGATACAGCACAGCGTTCGGTTCTTGTATCGGTTGTTGCGACCCAACACCTTACTACCCAGACTTGGGTTAGTCAGTAAAAAGTTTCCCCGTCAGAAATGGCGGGGATTTTTTTTTTGACGCGGGGACTTCACACGGAGCACCCGGAAAAGTTAGGGTTGCCTAACTCGTTCAACTTTTTACGGAGGAAGACTTTTCACGAAGGAAGACTTTTGTCAAGTGCGACACGCTGAGGTGAAATGGACTTGCGTTCAATTGGGTTATGTGCTACCTTTGTAGTAAGTCGAAAGACTAAAAGACAAAAGGAGAAATAAATGAAGTTTTATTTTCGTAGAGCAGTAGTAGGACTAATAGCAGTTCCGTTCGTTGCGGGTGCTTACTTGTTTGCTTACGCGTTGATGGTAGGTGCGGGTGCGGGTGCTAGTTCAAGTGCTAGTGAAGTTTGGGCAACTGGACTTTGGATTGGTGGACTAGGTGCGGTGTTCCTAACCTTTGCTCCACAAGTTTTGAACTTGGCAAGAAAGGTGGGCTAGTTATGTTGAAGTATTTAGTATTCCTACTTGGGGCGTTCGCTTACTTTGTTGGGGCAACCTCAGAGGGCGTGAACTCGTTTGTAATTGGTGCGGGACTCGGAACTATTTTGATTGCTCAGTCGCTAGTTCTTTATTACTTTGACCTCAGAAAGAAAGCGGGGAAATAGTCAATGGACAAATCAACTGTGCTGGTTCTGTCAATGGTCGCGGTTGCTACTGGGTTCGCCCTCCTCGCGGTCGTGTCGCGGTCTTTGTGGGTGAATTACTTCTATGTTCCGCCTAAGCGTAAGCGTCGTTCTAGGGCGGGAATAAATCTCAAAGATAAGTAGTTATAACAAGTGAAAGGAAATCAAATGAGAAAGAAACTAACGCAAGAAAGAATTGCTGAACTGGATAAGTTTGCGGTTCGCAAGGAGTATGAACTGTTTTACTGGGCTATGCGTGCGGGAATAATTCCAATTGACGCCAACTTTCGAGTTAGGCGTATGGTCAGAATAAAGAAACCTGAACTAGCGTAAACAAAATCGAAGAACTCTCTCGCCTCAGGGTGAGGGAGTTTTTTGTGCGATGGCGGAAGCTACACGGACTACCCGGAAAAGATGGTGCCTCAGAAGATTTTTATGTTAGAGTGTGATGTGTCAAATGATTTAGGAGAAACAATGGAAATCTTTTTATGGATACTGGGCGGATTTGGAATTCTTGCTGGGGTATTTGTGCTGGCGATGATTACTGCGGTGTTCGTTGAGGGCACGGAGAGTGGGCTAGACGATGACTAACTTCGACGCTACTCAACTTCTCGTTGCGGTGCTGGTCGCCTCAGCGTTGCTCACTACTGGGATTGTTATCTGGGTGGAGAGAAAATCAAGAAAGGTTCAACCCCTTCTGGGAGTTGTGCTTCCAAAACAAACTGAGGAGAAAAAGAAATGAATAGATTATTCGCTTTACTGCGGGAGGTTGCTTGGACTGCTGTTGGGTCTTTGCTTCTTGTTGCTGGGACTATTGTGCTGGTGTTAGTCGGAGGAGAACTGTCTGCGGTAGTGGGACTGGGTGCTTCTGCGCTTGCTCTTGCCGTCCTAAATCTCCGGGCTTGACAAGCACAAGTGTAAATGATAACATTGTGATAACGCCGTAAGGGCATAACTCAAGACTTGATTAGCAAGGAGTAGATTTCTCCTTGCGGTAAGACACAAAGACGAGAGGACAAATACTTATGTGGCTATTTACTGAAAATGGATTCGTTTCGGCGATTCGATACAAAAATGACAAAGACGAAATCACAGTTCGTGCGAGGGACAAGAAATCCCTCAGAAGCATCGTGGACTTTACGGGTGCGAAGATTATCAAGAAGACTAATACGGACTACCCGTATAGAGTAATCATCGAGGACTCAGAGTGGTCAGCGTGGGTTGCGGAACAAGCGTTGAAGATTGACTATCCAAACTTCAAGAACCGCGTTTATCAAACTCGCGGTAAGAACTTTGCTCATCTTCTATCCGATGTATGGGGCATTATGCTCGGTGCGGAGAAGATAGAACTCGAAGAAGAAACGGGAAAATCAATCTCGGACTCAGACTTTTATCACAATCGTCGCTTCTAAAATCAAACCAAACTGAAGAAGGTGCGGGACCTCAGCGTCCCGCTTCTTCTTCGTCAAAAGTTCAACACGGAAAACCGGGACAAAACTCGGAGAAAGAAAAACAAAATGACTCAATTCAAGAAAAATAATCACCAACTTCCAACTGAGGTTGCGACTGATGTTGCGAAACTTCACGCAACACTTCCGACTGCGGAGTGGAAAGAAATACGAAACGCTTACGCAACCACATTGAGAAATCACGGGTGGACATTACAAAGTGTCGCTGAACTATTCCATTGGTCAAGGGAGAGAGTTCGCCAAGTGGCAAAAATTACTGACGCTTCGACTGCTGAAGAACTTACGAAATCTTATGGACTAACTATTCCAGAACTTCCATTGAAGCCCGTAAAACCTTCACCAGTTTACATTGAACCTTCGCCAGAAACTTTGGCACGACTGCTAGAACTTCAACCTCTAGCACGCAAGGTGCGGTCTAATTCACCAAAGTTTAGGGCAGAGGCAGAAGAATACACGAGGCTACTAAATTACTCACACACAACAGAGGGCGTAACGCTTTACAGATTAGGTAAGCGGTTAGGAACTACTCACGGTGCGATTAGATTTAGACTTGCCAGATACGGCTACCTAAAACCTAGTAATGGAACTAGCAAGGTCTATCACCCTATTTTGGAGAAGAACCGAGTGCGGTAATCCAGATACGAAAGAACCCCCCAGTCATTTCGACTAGGGGGTCTTTTCGTAAGTGCTACGCGGTGTATGCCACTTCGTAGCCCTTAGCAATCTTTTCCCATTGCTTTTCGAACACAAAGTTCTCTGCGGAGTAAGGGTTATTGAACCACTCGGTCTTGGTTTGACGGACTGACTTCTCTGCCATACCCCAAGACAGAACTACTTTGTTTCCTTCAACGATAATCTCGTAAACCTTCTTCTTACCGTTCTGTCCACGCTGACCTTCTGACTTGCTAACTAGAACAACTTTCTTCATTTGAATCTCCTTTAGGTTGGTAAGCATTTCTGCTTATGTATCAAGTATGGGGTATAGGCATACATTTTGTCAAATCGACACGCGGACTAATAAAAAAAGTTTTGAAGAGGAGTTCGTAAAAAGTTGCTCGCTGCGGGGAAGCTACACGGAAAACCCGGAATAGCCGGGGCTACGCGAATTTCGTGAAAAGTCAAGTGCTGGTGTTCTGCTTCTGCTTCAGTTTGGATAAAAGAAAACCCCCGTATCTCTACGAGGGGAAATCTTTGAGTGCTGAGGGTTAGTCAGCACAGTTCGGGTATTTGATGTTGTGGCTAGCAACTTGTTCTGCTGAACCTCTGCGGTGGCATCTCTCGCATTCAATCTGAGGTGCTGGAGTGCGGTTAGGAGTTGCGGTTGAAGGATTAGCGTTTCCAAGTCCCTTCGCCTCCCAATAAATCTCCTTCGCGTAATCCGCGTCATCTTGGTAATCGTAATAACTGCTCATTGAATCTCCTTTAGTCGGGGAGCATCTCTGCTCTATGTATCAAGTATGAGGGTTAGGGGGTCAATCTGTCAAATCGGGTCTAGGACGCCCGCTGAGGGGTTGAAGTGATGTAGTAGGTAAAGTTAGTCGCCCTCACCCGCTGAGGGGCGTAGCGGGGCATTTACGGGCGGATAAAACTAAACCCCCTCACTTGGAGGGGGCTAGTTTGTGTTCGGGTTAGAACCCGTAGAGTTCCGCAACCCAACTCGGGAACTCGTCCATTAGGTAAACCTCGCCCTCAGTGGTGAAGTTTGTGTGGAGGTAAAGTCCGCAACAAGAATACGGAGAGTCCGCCTCACCCTCGGAGGAGTGTATGTAGGAGGCGTAAGCACCCGTCCCCTTCTCAATCGTGAAGGTGTCCTCGGACGGAGAGTCCCACTTGAGTTTGTTTGTTCTTGCGAACTCGCGGGCACAGTCTAGGCAAGCAACATCAGTGAAGTCGCCGTTGCCAATCATGTAAGCGTCTAGTAGTTCAGTTTGAGTCGCGGTGTTTGAATTGGTCATTGAATCTCCTTGGGGTCAGATAAACATTTCTGTTTATGTAGCAATTATGAGGGACGCGGTATTGTTTTGTCAAATCGGGATACGGCTAACTTTTGATGAAAAGTTTTGATGAGGAAATCGCGAAGGGGCCTGGAAACCTGGACCACACGGAAAACCCGGAAGTTGGCGAAAAAAGTCGGTCATCACGCTTTCTATAAAAAGTCAAGTGCTTCGCTTCGCTTCGGGTAAAAGAAAACCCCCGCTTCTGGGCGGGGGCTTCTTTGTTGAGGCGGGGTTGCCGTTAGGCAATCACCCTCCCGATTAGTTTGTCGAACGCTTCTTGGGTTAGTGAGTTTCCGTAGCAAGGGTTGTTGTGGATTTCGTATCCGTTTGAAGTTGCTACCGCGACGAACTTGTGAAGTCTTTTGAGACCTGTTTCGTTAGTTCCGCCATTGACATTATCTGCGACTAGGCGAATACCAAAAGTAGCGTGCGGAGATGTTGCTCCGTCAAGGGTGGTGAGGCGAGTGGCAACTACTTTAGTTGATTTTGGGAATAGAGCAATAAAAGTATCAAGTTGCTCTTGAGTGCTGAAAGTAATACCTGCGTCAAAACCAAATTCAGTAGCAGTTGCGGTTATTGTGTTTAGTGTGGTGGTCATTGAATCTCCTTTGGTTGGATAAGCATTTTTGCTTATGTAGTAATTATGGGCTATGAAGTTTGGTTTGTCAAATTGGAAGGTTCTTCGGCGTGTCTGGTTGCTCCGTGAAAAGTTGATGAAGGCGGCCCGGCCCGGAGGAGGGAACACACGGAAGACCGGGAAAAGATGCGGTAGACTGGGAAGATGGGTAAATCTATAATGGAACAAATCGCTGACCTCCCTGAGGCTGAACGGGCGATGGTGCTGGCTGGTATGGACGCGGACTCTCTGCTCTGGGACTGGTCTGTCTGGGGTCGCCCTGAGCAATTCTGCCCTGAGGGTGAAGACTGGAACATCTGGTTAGTGCTTGCGGGTCGTGGTTTTGGGAAGACTCGCCTCGCCTCTGAGTGGGTGCGGGAGCAAGCGAAATACACTACAACTGGGCAACGCCGTTTTGCCCTCGTAGCCCGAACTGCGGCTGATGTGCGAGATGTAATCGTTGAGGGTGAGTCTGGGATTATGAATGTTTCGCCTCCATCTGAAAAGCCTCTGTATGAGCCGTCTAAGCGTCGCCTGACCTGGCCTAATGGCAACACGGCAACTCTGTTTACTGCTGATGAGCCTGACTCTCTGCGTGGACCTCAGTTCACTCACGCTTGGGGAGATGAGATTGCGGCTTGGAGGCAGACTCCCGACGCGGCTGGTATGACTGCGTTTGATAACTTGCGTGTTGGAACTCGTTTGGGTGCGTATCCGAAAATGGTCGTAACTACAACTCCTAAGCGTGTGCCGTTGCTCTACAAGTTGCTCGAGGAGGCGGATAAGGGTCGCAATGTGGTCGTAACTCGTGGCTCGACGCTGGACAATGCGGGTAACCTCTCTGGTGCGTATCTGGATACAATGCTGGGCGTATACGCGGGAACTTCACTTGCTAAGCAAGAACTTTATGGCGAGATGTTGGACAATGTTGAGGGTGCTCTCTGGACTGAGGAAATGATTGAAAAGCATAGACACGGCAATTACCCCTCAAGCACGCCTCTTCGCGTAATTGGGGTAGACCCCTCAGTCGCGGAGAACCCTCGAGATGAGTGCGGTATCGTAGTGGTTTCAAGCACGGCAGATAGAGATTTGTATAAGCGTCAAGCGTGGGTGGTCGAGGACGCCTCAGTCTTGGGGTCGCCTAATGTTTGGGCAATGCGGGTGGTCGAGATGGCTCGCAAGTGGGGTTGCCCTGTGGTTGCGGAGGTGAATCAAGGTGGAGCATTAGTGAAGAACGCGATACACACAATAGACCCTAGCGTCACGGTGTTAGAGGTTCACTCCAAATACGGAAAAGCGTTGCGGGCAGAACCTATCACGCTTGCCTATGAGCAAGGTCGCGTCCATCATGTCGGGTACCTCACGGACTTAGAATCGCAAATGTATTCTTGGATTCCCGGAGAGGGCAAGTCGCCTGACCGCGTGGACGCGTTGGTTCACGCCCTCACGGCTCTTCTAATCAAGCCTCCTGCTGGGTTTAGTGGTGGCAAGATTACTGCCCGCTCTATGGGTGCTCGCAAGATTAGTCCGTTTAGAGGTGGCAATGGTGGAGGGTTCAAGATTAGGTAGAGGCTTGCCGTAAGTCGCCTCAGTAGCAAATAACCCCCCTAGCAACCTGCTAGAGGGGTTTATTGTTGCTGGGGGCTAGTCCATGCCCTTAGCGATTGCGATTGCGTTTAGAACGCCCTCGAACTTCTGGGCAATGCCTCTGAGGTAAGTGGCGTATGCCTGACTTGCTGGACTGTCGGACATGTCGCTTGCCATGTGGTCTAGTGCGGTAGCGATTGCTCCTGCCTCAGTCCAAGTTACCGCCTCTACTAGTGCGTGAGTGGTAGGTGCGATTGACTTTGTTTCACCTAGAACATCATAGGTTTCGATTGCGGTGATTGAGTTGCGAGTTGCCATTTGTGATTTCCTTTCTAGTGGCTATGTATCAAGTATGAGGTTTTGTTTATAGTTTGTCAAATTGAGTTTGATGTTCGGCGTGTTGCGGGTCGCCTCTGGGGGGCGTGTCTGGGTCTGGGGGGCTACACGGCTCTTTGAGGGCTACACGGCTCTATGGGGCGATTACTGGGTTGCGGTGGGTGTTTGAGCGAGGGTCTGGTCGCTGGGGGCGTATCGAGGCGGGTGTTTGGTCGCTGTGCTGGGTATTTAGGTTGCTCTGGGCGGGTCTGGGCTAGTGGGTGTTTGTTTGTGTGCCTAGATGTGTGCTTAGTTGCTCTGGGAGGGTCTGGGATTGACTTCAAGGGGGTCTGGGTGTGTCTAAGTGGGTCTGGGTGCTAAGTGGGTCTAGACGGGTGTCTGGGCGTGCTTAGTGTGTGTTTGATGTGCTTGATTGAGTAAAAGTCTGCTTGATGTGTGTTTGATGTGCTTGATGTGTTGTTGATGTGTGTTTGATGTGTCTATGTGCTTGTTTGTGTGTGTGTGTTTGATTGAGTTGATTGACTCTTGATGTTTGTTGTTTGTTTGTCTTGTTTGATGTGTGCTTATGTGCTTGATGTTGTTTGTTTTGTCTGGAATTGAGGCTCTGGCAAAAGCGAATCTATGATAGAACCTGAACGGGACAGGAAACAATTCGGGCGTGTCGCGAAAACATACGCAGCCATCTCGCACCCCAAAAGCAAAATACGTTAAGGTATCATTTTTAATTAAAGTACATAAACTTAGCCGCAGACATGATACAATAAATACATGTCTAGACGTTCCGCAAGAGGCCAGTCCCTCTCCAAAACAGAGTCCCTATTCCTCCGCTCGCTTTCTGGCGAACGTCTACATATTCGAGCCAAGCAGCTCTACCAAGTAGGTTGGACGCTCCAAGCAATCGGTGAGGCCCTCGACCCGCCCAAAGGACGTTCCACAGTAAAGGCGTGGATTGACCGCCTCGACCAAGTCTCACCTCACAACGTCGACGTCCCTATTGACTTTCCAAGACTCCGCACCCCTGAGGGTGGCTACCAGCGTCTGACCCCCAAATCTCCGGGCGTCCCTAATGACATTGCAGATAGACTCCGCGATATTGCTCCACTAGCTAAGAACTATCGCAGTGGTATGGCAGCAAGCCACCCTGCTTCGTTAGCCAACGAGGAGATGGACCAACTTACCCGAGAACTAAAAGATAACGACGTTTCCATTGCAGACATTGCCAGAGCTGCTAATGTTACTCATAGAGCAATCGCAAGGAGATTAAGCAAGAATGACTAGTCCAGTACCAAAGATTATTTACGACCTGTTTCCAGCCCACGTCTCCGCTGCCCCAGCGAACACAATCGCTGAGCCAAAAGAGTTCACGTCCCTATCGACGTTGCCCAACACTTACCAAATAGACACCGCCCGAGTTATCGTTACAGAGACCAACATTCTTATTGCACAAGATACTCCAGAAGGTGCCCAAGTTGTGTTCAACGAGGGCTACAGCCCAGAGAACTTCTTTAAGTCCGCAACACCAGAACAAGACTCAGTAGTTGTCACTGTAAGCGGAAAGGTGATAGCCTTCAAGAAGGACACCAATTGCGGTTGTGGCTCACGTCTACGAAGCTGGAATCCTTACAAGACGCTTTACTCAACGAAAGGCTAAGATGCAAATTCAAGTTCCAGAATTATATGAATTAGTAATCCTCGCGCTCGGAGTATTCCGTCTTTCACGTTTAGTAACTACAGACCAAATATTCGAACCACTTCGTAATGCAATCTGGAAGTGGAAGAACCCTAGCACTCAAATTGGATATTTGTTCACCTGCAACTGGTGTATGTCCATTTGGGCCTCATCACTTACACTTATTTGCTATACAATAGTTCCTACGGCAACTTTGTTGTTTTGCACCATGCTTGCCTTGTCTGCCGTTGCTGGCATAATTTCAACCAAGCTAGACAAATAGATTTAGGAGAAGCCCTTGGGCATTTTCAAACGTAACGCAAAAGACGCACCGAACCGTGCACCTCAAGGTGCGAGTCCGTTCCGTGCCACGTCTGCGAACTCACGCCGTGCTTCAGTAACTCCTATGACTTTGCCATCAGGCGTTCGTGTTGGCGTAGACGCATTTGGTGTTGTCTACCAAGAGTCTCCTTCATACTCTGACGTACGTCCACTTACAGCTGCCGCTGCACAGATGAACTTGAATGACAAAGGTGAAGCAGAGCGTTTTAAGAATCGACGTCAGTCTGCCGCTTTCTCATGGCAGCAAGAAGCTTGGGAATACTACGACGCAATCGGTGAAATCAAATACGCTTTCAACCTAGTTGCCTCAGTTGTATCTCGCATCCGTCTTTACCCTGCAATCATTGAAGACCCGAGCCACGCACCTGCTCCAGTTTCTCGTTCAGAGAAGATTGACCCTCAGCTTGCCTCAGCATCAGAACGTGCACTTGCTCGTCTTGAGTCTGCTTATGGTGGCGTTCCGGGAATGCTTAAGGATATGGCTCTCAACCTACAGGTTACTGGCGAATGCTACCTAGTTCAGATTCCAGAGCGTATCGGAACTGGACTTCCAGAGTCTTGGGACATCCGCTCAACTGACGAACTTCAGATTGACGCACGTGGCAACTATGTTGTAAACCCGATGCGCGACGTTGGTGGCTCTGCTTCAAGTGCTGCAAGCAAGAGTGCAATCCGTCTACCAAAGGACGCGTTCGTTGGACGTATTTGGAAGACTCACCCACGTTACACTCAAGAGTCTGATTCTTCAATGCGAGGTCTACTTGACCTTTGTGCTGAACTACTTCTACTTAACCGCACGTTCCGTGCGACTGCGCGTTCCAGACTGAACGCTGGCGCTCTCTACCTACCAGACGGTCTTTCAGTAGCCGCGTCTCCAGACCCAAACTATCCTTACGAAGATGAAGATGGTCTATACGCAGAGCCAACTCCTGAGGAAGCTCAAGACGACTTCGAAGAGCAACTAATCGACGCGATGACAACTCCTATTAAGGATGAAGACTCAGCGTCCGCAGTTGTTCCACTTATCATTCGTGGTCCAGCAGAACTTGGCGACAAGATTAAGCAGTTCAAGTTTGAGCGTTCATTTGACTCTGTTCTTGCTGACCGTGCTGACCGAGTGCTTGAAAGAATTATGCAAGGTCTCGACGTCCCTAAGGACATCGTTACTGGTCTTGCTAACGTTAAGTATTCAAACGCACTTCAGATTGACGAGAGCCTATACAAGGCACACATTGAGCCGCTAATGCTTTTGATTGCTGACGCACTTACTGTTGTCTACCTACGTCCGTATTTGAAAGCAAATGGCTTCCCTCCAGAAGCAGTTGACAAGATTGTTATTTGGTATGACCCATCACAGGTTGCAACTCGTAACGACCGTGCAGCAGACGCCGATGCTGGATTTGACAAGATGGCAGTGTCTTACGACACATGGCGTCGAGCACACGGATTCTCTGAAGCAGATGCCCCAAGCCCAACAGAACTTGGACTTCGCATTATGCTAGAGAAGGGCATGATTACACCAGAGCTTACAGAAGCTTTGATGAACGCCGTTGCCCCAGAGATTATGAACGCCGCACGTTCAGCTCAACAAGCTACAAGCGTCGCTCCACTACCTCCAGAAGTTGCGGAAGCACTAAACAGTGCGCCTGCTCCAGAGGGCGGTAATCCACAAGCCGAAGCACCAGCAGAGGCTCAACCAACAGAAGAAGCAGTTCCGCCTTTGGCAGAACCTGAACTATAAGGAAATAAAAATGTACCCAATTAACAAGGATGCAAAGCACGAAGCTCTTGCAGGTGCACTGGCAGAAGTACTAGCCGATGCAGTAGTACTGAGCAAGGTTGTTCAGGGGTTCCACTGGAACGTAAAGGGCTCAGACTTTTCTGAGTACCACGCTTTCTTCGCAGGAATCTACGAAGACATCGAAGACAGCATTGACCCAACAGCTGAGAACATTCTTAAGCTAGGTTTTGATGCACCATACCTACTAGAAGACTTCCTAGCACTTACATCTGTTAAGGCAGTTCGCGTTTCATCAGCAGCTCCAGAAACAATGTTGATGGACTTGGCTGGACACCTAGTACAGATTATTGCGTGTAACCTACGTGCGTTCTCAATCGCTAACGACTGCAACGAGCAGGGCATTGCTGACTTCTTAGCAGGTCGCGATGACAAGCTAAAGAAGCACATGTGGTATGTTGCTGCAAGCTTAGGCATGAGTGTTTCAGAACTTAAGCAGGCAATCTCTAACCCAGTTGTTGTAGACGAGTACAGCGCCTAGTCCTTACAGAAAGTAGGGACGCTGGTCATGCGTCACATAACGTCCTTTAGCATACCTAAGCCGCAGAGCACCGCTCTAGTTGCCGTTATCGGTAACGAAGGAGCCAACAAGGGCTTCTGGCGTAGACAATGGCGTGACCGCTATAAGCGGTTCGTTGATATGGGTAGGTCAATTAAATTCAAAGTACGTCTTGCAGACGGACGAGTTGTAAATGTTATTGGCAAGTTTGAAGGAAGCAACGACTCCGTTTTCGGAAGAGTTTATGTTCAGGGCGACCCGAACGTTCCAGATGGCTACTACTACGTAAGTTCTGACAATGGCTCAACTGTAATTGCTACCCTCAAGCAAGAAGACCTTGACCGCATGGGAATCCAACCGGGTAAGGATTACGAGGGCAATGAAGTAAGTGCTCGCGACGAGGCAGCAATTCAAGACATCGGGTCAATCAAGTACGAGCCTAAGGAATTGGGTGTCGCTAAACCAGTAACCGAAAGAAAAGAAAATCTTTCTGGTAGCGAGGTTCAGGAACGTAAACTTTCTACAGTTACTCAGAATCTTAAAGAAGAGGGGCGATTCCCAGTTCCTCGTCAGACGAACACCAACTTCTGGGGAGAAGAGTCAGACATTGCTAAGGGTGCTAAGGAAGACTACAACCTTGTCTACGAAAACCTAAAGAACCAAGACCCGAGTTGGAAAGAAAAGTATCCAACCTTTGAAGACTTCTGGGGCAGAGTAAAAGAACTCTCTGTCGGACAGATGAGTCAGTCTCCTAACAGTCTTGATGAAATCCCTCAGGAAATGAAGGACATCAACAAGGCTTACGCAGAGCGTGTCTTGAACATGAACCCTGATGGCAAGATTACCTTTTATCGCAACGCTACAAACCAAAAGGGCACCCCAGAGGAATCAGCACTAGGTTACGTTACAACCAACGCTGACTTTGCTTATGACTACAACAGCCAAGCACCGAACATCAACGGCAACGGACGTTACGAAATCGACGTTAAGCCAGACGAAGTTTTTGGAATGATTGGCTACAGCCAACTTGAAGACGAGTTCGGAGTTGTCATTGGTCGTGGCGTAACTTCACAACCTGACCGTGTACGTCGCGTTGGAGATTTGGCACAACCTGAACTAGCCCCTTGGCTTGAGAAGTATCAAGATGGTGTTGGCAGGTCTACTGGTAGCACTCCGTATCGCCACTACGCTTTGGCAGGACAGTTCGACCTACTACCAGTTGACCCTCTAGGTAACGATGCAGCCGAGTTCCTCGGGAAGCATGGTAAGACTGCCGCTGACATCAAAGCAAAGTTTGACGAGCTTTATGGCGAAGGTGCTTACGACGAATACAAAGCGTCTGACGAGTCACTGGGTTTTAGCGACATCAAGAGATTGTTTGTTGATGTTGGTGACGGCAAGGTTGGTCTAGACATTACACGAATTGGTGGCATGGATGGGTCCTTGGCTCCAGCTGGCTATGGAAATGGTGACCCAGCGTCTTTCAAGAACGATAAGACAGACAACACCCTCAAGATGCTTTCTGTTTTCCAAGAACTTTCTGGTCAGCCTTTCATGGTTCACCGTAGCCGCACAGATGAGCTTCCAGCTGATATAAAAGAAACTGCCACACCAGATGTCACTGACGGATATAAGCCGTCAGAGTACGGTGAAGTGATTAGACTCGATGAGACAGACGAGGACGAGTATAGCGACGTCTTAAATGACGCGATTGACGAATACACTGGTATGGGCTTTAATTACATGAATGACTATCTAAGAGGCAATGTAGCTGATGTCGATGACGAGATTAAAGCACAAATTGATGCTTTACAAGAACATGCTATGTCTACTACTTTGCCTGAACCAATGTCTTTCTTAAGGTCTCAGACCACTTGGGGAGGTTATGATTTTGTCCAGCAAGAAGACGGTACGTACAAGCTAGAGAAATCTACTGATTCGGGGGATAAAGAGGTTAGGTCTTTAGAATCTATAGTCGGTGAAAAGTGGGAAAGCAAAGGATTTTTATCTACGACTACTGAGCTGTCTGCTGGTAAACCTCTAAAAAACAGGTACGGCAAAGAGATGAAATTCCAATTACATGTCTTAGCTCCAGCAGGTTCTCATGGCGTGACTTTAGGTTTCGAGGAGCGCGAGTTCTTGATGCCTCACGGTCTCTCGTATACAGTAGTTAAGGCAGAGCCTATCGATGGGCAAGCCCATATTTGGATTGAGTTAGACCCTCCTACACCCGAAGCCACACCTGAAGTACAACCTCAGGAATTCAAAGAACTAGACAACTACTTCGCCGACGAACCAGAGGTCGAAGGCACGAATTCATTCAACGACCCATTCACCGAGAATCCAGACCTAACTGATAGACAAGAGAACGTTCTTGAATGGTTTACTGACACTGGCTACGAACAAGCAACTAAGTTCTTACGAGCTGGAGAAGATGTAACAGAAAAGTCAAAAAAGGGAATCCAAGTACTTCTTGATTTGATTGACGATAGTGAAGTAAAAGTAGACACTCTAATCTACAGAGGTAGGGCATATCCCGAGGAAGATGCCAACCAATGGGAAGAGTTGTTGAATCTAAAAGTAGGCGACGAGTATGTCGACCGAGGAATCGCCTCAAACACAACTGACAGACAGCGGGCAGCTTTCTATACAGACATGGACCTCACAGGAACAGTCGGTCGTGCACTATTCAGAGTTGTAGCACGTAAGGGTCAAAAGGGTTTTAAGATTCCAGACAACGTCTCCAGCTATGGTTCGCAGGAGCAGGAAGTTCTTCTTCCGCCAAACACTAAATACAGAGTTACTGGAATCAACACAGTTGAAGGCACAAGAATCGTTGACGTCGAAATCATCGAGCAAGAGCCTAAGCGTGCCACCGTTGATGACTACGCCGTTAATGCAACTTCAGAAGCCACAGACCCAGAACCAGAACCAATAGTTCCACAAAAGCCACAGCCAGACCAAGCACTTCAAGCTAACTACTCCAGTAAAGAGATGTCTTCGATTTACAACTATATTTTCGAAGACAAAATCAACGAAACAATACTGGCTCTAAAAGATAAACCTATTCAAAGCTATATCGACGCAGTTAATGGCAAAGACTCCGATGTCGACCTAGATGGTCTAACAAAGGACCAGATAGACGCAATTAAAGCCATTGAAGGTTTGGACTCTGCTATTGCCAATACTAAATTTGAGACAGACACTTCTGTCCATCGCGGTATTCGCATCTCGCCAGAAAAATTTGAAGAGTTTGCTAGCAGGACCACGGAGGGTAGCACTTGGTCTTTCTCTACATTTTCTTCTACCAGTAAAGACCCTGCCATAGCCGAGAGATTTGCTACTGACGTTGAGGGCAAGGTTCCTGTAGTTGTACAGTTCGATATGCCTAAAGGTAGTAGCGGATTAGACATTGACATCTTAGATATCGATGGAGGCTATGGCGATGAAGAGGAAGTCCTTTTAGCTAGAAACGCCAAGTTTGAGGTTGTCTCCGCTGAAAGAAAACCTATTGGCTCTAATGGAGTTGAGGGTCTACACCTAACAGTAAGACCTAAAGTAGATGCCCCTAAACCTAAAGCCCCAATCCCAACTCCAATCAAGCCTCTACCTAAAGTAAAGCCAAAAGAAAAAGTTAAGGTAGACCGCAGTAAGCTGCCTATGCCAGAGGTAGAAGTCAACGAGCCTGTCTACAACACCCTCAATAAAGATAAGCCAGTTTATATAAACGGATTTATTGCTGTCCCAAGTTCTCCTGAAGCTGACGCGCTTTCTAAAATAGGTAAGGACCCAAGCAAAAAAGACCGTGATGCTTTACGTAAAAAGACTCTTGAAGTTTTAACGAAGGACCCGAACTACAAGCCACTACCTCCACAGGATGCTGACTTCGATGCACTCACTTCCGTTGGTGAATCTGCCTTTACCTACGTTGACAGCTCGCTACTAATTAACAATGGATTGCGTGATGCTGACCCAGATATGGAAAACTCAAAGCAAGTTAAAGACATTGACGAAGCTATGACTCTCAGTGCTCATTTACCGCCGGGGTCGACTGTTTATAGAATGTTGAAGCTATCTACTTGGGAGAGACTAAACCCTCAACCGGGGCAAGTTCTTATTGACAGAGCTTATTCATCAACATCTCATACCAAAGTATTTTCTGATGAGGCCCGCGATATTGACATAAGTACAGGAGATGTTAACCAAATCCCGATGCGTATTGTCATGCCTAACAACACCAGCGGAATTGACCTAAGCACCATTAGCTGGTATGATACAGAGGACGAATACCTTCTCCCACGTAACACTGCCCTAAGGTTCTTGGGCTGGGATTCAGATGGTTACGCAGTATTTGAAAGGATTAGCTAATGGACAAAGACCGCCTAGATAGATTCACCTCTGGTGATGACGAGTACCAAGTTTATAATTTGGAAGACCTTGTTAAGAAAAAGAAGCCAGAACCAAAACCAGAAGTGAAACCAGTCACTGCTGCAATCCACCATGATGTCAGCAAAATAACTGACTTTTCCATTAATCAGAAGATTGATGACGAGCTATAATAGTTTTTGTGTCTAGCGTATCTTTTTGCGCAAAAAGCGGAATCATTGGCTAAATAATAGGATAAAATCTTCCTAAGCTTATTAAATCGTAATGACGCAATCTTTTATACGTATAGCAGGAAGGTGTGGGCGTGAGCTCCATTCTCAACTCATTAATCGAGAACCTCGACTCAGACATCGTTGTGTCAGAGACATTCGTACCAACCAAAGGCTTACGTCAAGTAATCTTCGACCTAGTGTCTTCTCACAACGAGGGCACTCCAACAGTACGTCAGATTCCAGTTGATACTGCTTACGAAGTAGCAGAACGCTCTCTTGTAGCTAGCGCAAGTCTGCCTCTAGACACCCGTAAGTTTCTAGTAGTCCGCGACGTAACCAACTTCCTAGACCTATCTGCTAAGGGTACAGCTACCCGCAACGGAACTAAAAACACAGACCTCCTCCCAATCACCAACCCTCTTTCCACAGCACCACACTCACTCACTGCTGCTGGAATCAGACACGCTCGTGCGCGTTGGATTGCCGCTGACCCGCGTATTGATGACTCCGTTCGTCCGCTTGTTGCGTCCGCCTACGCCGCCCGTCCCGAGAGCGCCGAGCGTGTCTACCTCTTTGCAAAGCTGTCTGCTACTGGCACTATGGTTCCAGCAGAGATTAGAAACAACGAACAGGTTTCTGCTCTTCTTGCAGCCTTCAACCCATACGCTGGAGGAAACTCCAAGCTAGCCCGTTCCCTACGTGCTAAGGCTCAAGCTCGTGACTCCGAAGGTCGCTTCGCTGGAACTGGTGATGGAGTACGTCTATACATCCGTAGCTCCGCTGGAAAGATTGACTCTCACATTGGTACCTCGCTAGGTAGCGGTAAAGACCCAAGCACCGTTGAGATTGAGGTCAAGAACCACCCTGAACTAGGTAGCGGTATCATTGTCGCTCCAGCTGACCGTACCCAAGCACTACAAGGTGTTACTCCTGAGAACCTGCTAAAAGATAGCAAGGGTCAGAACGTAGACCAAACTAGAACTGACTTTCTTGATGTTGCCGAACTTCTTAAGACCAAAAAAGATGTCCCTAATGGTTGGACCGAAGACCCTAACTACAAAAAAGAATCAGACTCTGACCCAGACAAGCGTTACAAGTCTGAAGATGGCTACATCGTTGATGTCTACAACAACTACTCAGGTAAAAAGTCTGACCCTGCGTTCAAGAAGCAAGCCGAGATTGATGGCGGTGCTGAAAACTCTGGTAGCGGTTTAGATGGAAAGTTCCAAAAGAACGAGCCAGTTTACGTTGTAAAGCGTGACGCTACAATCTACAAGGGCGAGGGTGAAACTGAAGTTGTTGCTCGTGTTCAGAGCTGGGGCAAAGTTCAGGTCGCTGCTAACAAAGACACCGAAAAGTTTGACAAAGCAATTGAAGACGCTCCAGATGTTCTAGAGAAGCCAGCCGCAGCCGAGACAGAAACCTATAGCGCAGAAGACCGAGTTGCTGCTGTTGCCGCTAAGTCTGGCAAGAACCTATCAAAGGTTGACGCTGCCCTAAAGAGCCTTGCTGGTTCAAATCTGACAACCCCTGCTCTAACCCAGTTTGTTGGAAATTCTGACTCACCTATAACTGACCGCATCAAGCAGATTGCTAATGGCGGAGACGAAGAAGTTATCACTGCACAGATGATGGCTGCTGCTCTTTCACTTCCAAAAGACCTTTCAAATCTAAAAGACGCTTTGGTTGCTGTTGTAGATGCAACTCTTGAAGTCGAGGACAAAGACCTTAAAAAGGCTAAGGCTGCTAACAGCAAAAAGAACAAAGATGAAGTCAAGGCTGAACTAATCAAGCCAGCCGCTCAGGAGAAGGCTCCTAGCGAATTGGACAAGATTGATGAAGCTAAGCCAGCCAAGGCTCCAGAGGTTAAAGCAGTACTTCCAGAGACCCCGGCAGAGGGCTCCAAGCTACTTGAGAACGACCCTGACCTAAGTATCCAGTATGGACTAGGTATTGACCCTTACGTCCCTCTAGAGGACAAGAGTGGCTTCCCTGAGGGTGTTAGCGACGAGCCACAGTTCATCGCTGACAACTTTAACAAGTTCGCCCTAGAGGGTGGATTGCGTATTGCTCTGAACAGAGGAGACTCCTCAGTACGTCTTCAGATGAAAGACGAAGAGGGTAACAACAAGGGCCCAGCGTACACCGTAGAAGCGGACGCTGTTCGTGATGCTCTACAACTTCAGGGCGTCGACACTAACAAGATTCTTGCAGACCTTGACGAAGTTTCTAAAACAGAAGATGCTGCTCCAACAGTTTCTAAAGCAACAGTTGCTCAGGTAACTGAAGACGCTAGCCTTTTCGCAGACCTAAGCGGTTATAAAAAAGTTGGCGAGAAGCAGGGCTCAAACGAGGGCGGAACTTACGAAGACGAGAACGGCAACAGAATCTACGCAAAGGTTGCTCAAAGCAAACTGCACGCAGATAACGAAGTTCTAGCAGCAGCACTATACGAAGCTCTAGGCATTGAAACCGCCAAACTTCGTAAGGGTATTTTGGCTGACGGTACTGAAGTTGTATTCTCTCCAATGATTGAAGGTGCCAAGCCAGACCTAGGTCAAAAGCTAGACGACAAGAACTTTATTGGAAAAATCCAAGAGGGCTTTGCAGTTGACGCATGGCTAGCAAACTGGGACGTTGCTGGTACTGGATACGACAACATTGTTTCAGATGCAAATGGCGAACCAGTTCGTGTTGACCCGGGTGGCGCACTACTATTCCGTGCTCAAGGTGCCCCTAAGGGCGATGCTTTCAATGAAGAAGCCACTGAAATTGATACTCTGATTAACGGAAAGAACCCGTACAGCACAGCAGTATTTGGCAGTATGACAGAAGAGCAGAAGCTCGAATCAGCCAAGGCTCTTCAAAAGATTAGCGACCAGCAGATTGACCAGTTGGTAAATGGAATTGTTTCCAGCGACCCTGAAAAAGCTGGCGTCCTAGCTGACCTTCTAAAGCTTCGTCGTAAGAGCATCCTAGACAAGTACGACCTATCCACAATTTTTGTTCCTGCCACAACTACACCAAAGGGTCTAGAAAGTATCGTTAGCCGTACAGGTGCTAACGGCGGTGGCACTATTGACTTCGTTGATGGCAGTTCACCTGCTCAAGGATTCATCGTTGCGATGGAACCAGATGTAGCACTTCCAGACGGAACCCTAACTAAGCGTGAAGAAGTTGTCGAAGCGGCAGACTTCTTTGACGCTGCAAAGGGTAGAGCGATTCTAGAAGCGTTCGCGCTTAAGAACGCAGAGAAACTAGGAGAACCAGGGTTCTTCCTAGGAACATGGCACGATGCTGAAAACGGTAAAGTTTACCTAGACGTCAGCGAAGTAGCCGCAACAGAAGAGGAAGCCCTTGCACGTGCAGATGCACGCGGAGAGCTTTCAGTGTATGATATTTCAACAGGCAATTACGTGTATACCGAGAAAGGCAAGGCACAGCAAAATGGAGAATCCACAAGCGGAACCGAACAAGATTCAGATGGTCCAGCTACCGAAGAACCCGCAGGAGATGAGCCAGCAGGAACTAGCCCAGTGGGCGGAGACCAGCTACCAGCAGATAGTGGACTCGATGCTGTCCCAGCAGAACCAGAAGCCGCAGGACTAGAAGAACAGCCTTACCCTAAACTCACAACAGAGGCTGGCGAAGTATTTGAATACATCCCTGCAAGCAAACTCCAGTATGGAGACGTAGCAGGTGTTGATGACTACGTCGGTGTAGTAGTTGGCGTAAAGACTGGCAAGGGTGTGAAGCTTGGTGTATCTAAGCAGCTAACTACTTTCTCAGTTCTTAACCCAAAGACTGGCAAGATTAAGACTTATCAGTGGAGCCCATCTACCACTATTGCTCACATCAGAAACAACAAGAGTGCTGGCGAAATCTCTACCCAGTATCAAGCTGAATACAACAAGAAGAAAGCAGAGCAGAGCGCACCACCTTCTGCTACAACTCCTGCTCCTACCCCTGCTGCCGAGCCTACGCCTCCTCTAGAGTGGAAGTCCGTCGTGAATGTTGGAGGCGTGAGTGTTGATGAAGCGGTCGACCCAGAAACTGGGTACATTCTCAGGGTAGTGTATGAGCAAAATAGTTCATCAAGTGGAGGCTCTGCCAGCAAAGCAGATTACGTAACAGCCCAGCTCCTAGACGAAAATCGCAACAAGATTGCGCAAAAGAGTTTTGGCTCTGGCGAGGCAACATTTGCAGATGGTAAAGCGGCAGCTGCACAGCTATTGGTTGACACAAAGGCAGATGGGCAGGTTTCTAAAGCCGAACCAGAGGTAGTAGATGTTCCTGAAGAAGAATTAGTTTCAGAAGTAGTAGAAACTAACAGAGAAGTCATTCAGATTAACACCGAAACTACCAACCTAGATGTCAAGATTAAAGACGTCGGTGAAGGTAGCGTAATCAACTGGGGACTTTCAACAGCAACAATCACTCCTACAGTAAACAACACTTTCGATGCGTTCGTTAAAGATGCCCAAGGCAACGACAAGAAGGCTAACTTCAAAACTAAGGAAGCAGCCGAAGCTTGGGTTGGAGATGTAATTGCTGAGGCAACTGCTCTAGAAGAAAACCCAATCACAAAGAACCCAGCAGGCGAAGCCTCTAAGGGATTCTCTGTTCACAAGGGTGGATTCTTAGCTCCAGCAACTGAGGCTCAGGTTGAGTCAATAAAGAAGATGCTTGCTGCTAAGGACATTACTCCAGAGCGTAAGCAAGAAATTGAAAACCTACTAACCAAAGAAGACCTAAACAAGGGTGAGATTGGTGTAGTTATTGGAGAGCTTAAGCAGGCTCAGAGTCTTCCTGAAGAGAAGCTTAACCCAGCTCTGTCAGAGAGTTCACCTGGAGTTCTTGCCGTCAACAAGGTGTCTGTTGGCAATGGCGAAATCATGGAAGTAAAGACTAAAGATGGAAGTCTATTCAGTAAGGATGGACTAAATATTGGTGCAGTAATGCCAAGCAAGTCTAAGTCTGGTGCTTGGACAGCTATCACTCAAGATGGCGATGTCTCTACCATCAAACTAACCGATTACGCTAGCGAAGCTGCTGCTCTAGATGCTTTTGGTAGCTACCACACTGCTAACGGTACTTTTGCACAAAACCCTTACGGTAACGCTCCAGAAGAAAATGCTCCTGAAGCAGAAACTGCAGCTGACCAAATCATTAGCGATGATGACAACAACGACCTCACTCCTAAAGACCCAACAGATATTCTTGACCCGAACCTAATCACAGACCAGCTTCTAAAGAACAACCCAGACTTTGAAGTTATGCCTAACGGTGATATCAAGATTGGCGAAGCCACCCAAACTATGAAGATTGGTGGCAAAATTTACAAGTACGAGGCGTATGCTCGTCGTACTAAGCGTGAGCGTTTCTACGTCTACATGAAAGAAACTGACCTTATCACTGGCGAACAGCGTGTTCTAAAAATTGGTAAAGAGTTCCACTCCTTCAAGGCTCTAAGTAGTCGTATCGACAAGGCTAAGACAGCAATCGATGGTGGAAACCCACGTGGATTCTTTAACCACGACAAGACCAAGATTCAGAAGTACGTCCCTATTGCTGGCGCACCTGAGGTAGACCTAACCGAAGGTTTGAAGTCATACGTTAACAGCGAGGTTGGTCCTAAGACTCCTGCTGAACTAGCAACCGCACTATCAAGTTTCTTTGCTGACATTAGCAACGATAACTACACAGTTAGCAAGGATGTTCTAGACAAACTTGCAGCAGATGCTGGATTGCCATCTAGCTTTGTTGACGAGGTTATTGCAAAGATGGCTGAGAACAAGGCTAAGTCTGCGCAGTCTTTGCCAGACAGTTTCTTCGAAGGTAAGGGTGTTCCTAAGGCTCCTCACGTTTCTTACGATGGCGAAACCATTGTTAAGAAGGGCGACACCGTTGACTGGACTGACCAGAAGACTGGCAAGGTCTATCGAGGCGTCGTTGAAAGCGTAATTTACAAGCACAACTCAAAGGACTACCTATACTCTGACCAGATGTTGGTAATCTTCCCTGACCTAAACGCTGAGCAGGGCTATGAATCCAACCGTCAGCGTTGGCGTGTATCTTCTAACCTAAAAGTTGCAGAACCAAGCTCTTCACTAAGCGAACCGTTCTATCCAAAGCTAAAAGAAGCTATGACTCAAGAGAACGTTGGAACAGGCGAGACCCCTGAGTTCGTTGAGCCAACTACTCCACCTGCTCCTACTAATAAAACCCCTAAGCCAATCACTCCTTCAACAACAGAGCAATCCTCTGGACCAAGCAAGGAAGACATCTTCAACTGGTTTGGCGACACTCCTGTTGTAACTGGCGATTCAGTGTTTAATCCTCAGAATGGTAAGAGCGGTAAGGTTACAGGTAACTTTATGGCTCCAAGCGGATACGCGGGCTTCACAATCGAATACAATGATGGCACTAAAGAAACCATCGACAACGAGACCTCGGGCTCTGCCTTCAACCTAGTACAAAAAGTTGACCCAGCTTCTGCTCCTGAGCCAGCAAAGACTCCAGCTCTTCAGAGCGACGCAACTCCAGAAATCCAAAAGTCTGACCTTGGACCTTCGTTCGTAGATGTAGATGGCGTAAAGCATCCGCTATACGACTCAAACAACGCCCTATACTCTGATGCAATTCTAGGAACTAACACTCCAAGAAAGTGGTCAGAGTTGCAGTCTGGAGACCTACTTCACGTTAACGATGAGTGGGTACACGTTGTATCCGCTGGTTACGGAGATGACGGCGTATTCCGCATCCTCACAGATTCAATAGACAACGATGGCAACCACACTCTAAAGACCATTTCTTTGGACGAGAAAAAGAAGATGTTCTTGGACATGCAGACTTCTGCAGTTGTAGTTCCTAACGAGCCAAAGGTTCCAGGTTCAGTTGAACTAGACAAGGTAATCGACAAAGACACTCCTGCTACTCAAGAGAGTATCGATACACTAGTTTCGATAGCCAATAACTGGGACCTATCTACAAGCCCAGACCTAGAGAAAAAGTATAATGACTTTATTGCTTCACTTCTGTTCAACACCCCAGAACAGATTAAGCAATTAGCAGTCAACGAGTTAGTAGCTGAGATAAATGCTGGAATTGTTAATTCAGATATCCTTGCTAAATCAGACAAAGAACTAACCACCGAAGATGTTACAGGTCTAGCAGACAGCGTAGAAACATCAATGGCTAACACTCCTATTGGCGAAGAGGTTGCAAATGCTGCAACTGAAGTTAAAGAGTTGGCTACTGAGCTAGATGCCTCTAAGTCTCCAGCAGCAGATGCTGACCCAAACTATGATGGCTACCCAGTAAAGAAGCTTAAGTTTGAAGATGTAACTATTAAGGGTGGAAAGAAAGCTCCATTTACCTCAATTGGTAAAATAACTACAAACGAACTTAAAGTTGGTGACGTCATACGTAGGGGGGTTGGCGACAAAACTATGTATAGACAAATAGTAGCTGTTGGCGTCGACGGGATACGTGGCAGGATAACTACTCGTATTATCTACCCAACCGAGGGTAACAGTGTGTACACCATGTCTGGATTCCAAAAGAATCAAGGAAAACTAGAAACAGGCACCTACTACAGCTGGAACTCATTTAAAATCTACAGACCTACAGAATCCAATATAGCAAATGGCTACATATCTACTCCTGTTAGCGGAACCCCTCAACCACTCTCAGCGACTGCTGAAAAGGTTGATGGCCTAGCTGGATTCCTCAATGCTCAGGGCGTAAAAGACGTGGGTGTAAATAAGAAGAGCGAGGCTGGCCTTGCTCAGCTTGGCCTCAGCGGGGAGATTATGGGAGTTCCTTACAACATGCTGCCAACAAATTTCAACCCAACTGTGGTTTGGAAAGAGGCATTTGACGCTCAAAAAGTTAAAACCAAGAATGATAAATATGTCATTACTGGTGCTGTTGTTACCTCACAAGACGGACTCTCTACAGGTATCGTAACCGATACAGACAAGCCTAACGCTACGCTTTCTGTCGTATGGCTTCACGGCCCTGCCGCTGGAAACAAGGAAAACAACATCCTAAGCAACACAGTTGACGACACTGAAAACTGGGTAAGCCCAGAAGGTGCTAAGACTGCAGGTGTAGAAGTCAATGCTGAAAAAATTCAGCAGGGTAAAGATATCATTGCTTCAAAAATTAAATACGTCGTAGATACTTACGGCCCGACTATTGAAGCTAAAAAGGCTTCGATAGCTAACCAGCTAGCCGCTGAAAAGCTAGCCAAAGAACTTAAAGCCGCTAAAGCTGCTGCTCTAGTGAAGGGCTCTGGAGCTCAGATTGTTGATGTAGCCCCAGTCATCGGCTGGGACGAGTCTGCTTATCCTGAACTTCCTAGCCTACAAACTGCACTAGACGAGTCTAAAAACAAGACTGGACTACAGGGCGTATTCGGACAAGAAGTCTTGGTTGATGCTGACAGCATTGAGGATAGCACCCTATCTATTGGAGTCGTGGAAAACAAAGGCAAGCCAGCAACTAGGCTAACCTTTGGCTTAACTTCTTGGACATTAGATGACGCTAGTACCACTAAGCCAGGCTTTTTACGTGAGCAGATAATTTCTAATCCAGAAGTAAAAACTTTACCGGGTGTAAAAATATCTAGAATCACCCACGAAGAAGGTAAAATTTCTAAGGTCTATGAAAACGACTACGTGACTTCCACAAAAACTGGGAAGGGTGAGGGTAAAACCTATGTTATTCCGATTAAAGACAGCAACGGAAATATCATAGGTAGAGCATCGATTTTTAGAGCTAACGCTGGAACTTCAACTCCTAAATTTGTTGGAGTAAACACACAAGGAGGGGCAGAGGGTCCGTTGGCTTACCATAACAAAGTACAGGTTCAGTTTGATGACATTGCAACTCCAGAGCAGATTGAAGCTGCTCTAAAGGCTGTTGGTGTGCAGCAGGTTAGACCAGCCACTACTATTGACACTCAAGCAATGTTGGAGAACAAGATTATCGCTCTATTTGGCGACGTACCTGATGGAAGCGAAAACTTAACTGGAGAAGCTCGTCAAAAGGTTCTAGACTCAGTCAAAGACAATTATGGCTTTACTGCCGCAGACATGAAACCTCGTAATGAGCGTGGAGCGGTGCACTTTATGATGCCAAAAGAGTCCGCTGAAAAACTAACTAAAGCTCTGAACTTTACAAACCTATTCCACGGCTTTGCTGTCCCGACCTATGCCTCAGATACTTATTCAGATAAAGCTAAATGGGTATACAACGAAATCTTTGGAAACGGCTCTGGAGCATCACGTTCAGCAGCAGACCGAGCATTGCACGGCATCTACTTCACTCCAGGTTCTGGCGATGCAGACATCAACAACGTTGGCGGTGCTTACGTGTTTACTAATAAAACTCCGAACGAAACCTCTAGCGGTCACGTAGGCGACATGCGAGATTTGAAATTTGATATTGACTCTCAGAAAGTAATCGCTAGATTAGGACTCTATGGAAACCCTAATGATAAGTGGGGTAAACTAGAGGGCAGCCAGTTCTCTACTTTGTCTAGTGAAAGTTTGTCAGAGGTTATGCTCAAGGGAGAAGTCCTTTACGAAGACCTAAACGTTATTCGAGTACGAGAGAAACCTCTTCTTACGGAAATACTTCAGTACTTCCAAGACCAAGGCGTGACTGAAATTAATGGCAAGCCACTCAATAAATTCTTTATTTTCGGAAAGTAGGGTTAGGATTAAATTATGGATGAATCGACCTTAGCTCCAACCGAGCCTAGACTCATATTTGACGGCTACCGAGTAGTTACTCACGTCGACCGTGAAACTGGCGAAAAGATGGCCCGAGTTGCTAATGGCATAACTGCCCATCAAGGTGACGCTGTTGTGACTATCTCCTACTGGATGGGTAACGACCCCAACTTTCAAGTCATTAGCGACATAACAACTGATAAAAATACAGGTATAATTAAATTCAGTACGCTGAGTTCTGACTATACAGTTCGTGACCTTCGAGAAGAAGATGGCATCTGGCTTTCTTACTATCGAATCCCACTACCTGTCAGTGTTCTTAAGCAAAATCTTAAGAGGATTACGGAGAAAAACCCTATGGCAGCAGATGCTGACGCCCCAGTTGAAGAACTTTACGCCTGTGTCTTTGCAGGGGACGATGTAGTAATCGGCGTTCTATATGACAACGAGCAAGGTAGATACGCTCGTGTTGGTGGGGACTGGGTTTTGATGAATGATGCAGACCCTGCTTTTGATGACATTATTGCTGTACCTATCAACCCAGAAATGTCTGACCAGTTCTTAGAAATCTATGACACAAAAGTTTTGACTTTAGCTAGCCTAAAGCCATTTGAAATTATCCCTGAATAGTTAACTCTAAAGGTTTTACTTATGCCAAAAGTCGTTGGTCTTACTGACTCGCTAGCTCTTATCACCGATGGGAGCAACGCTGTAGTGCTTGACACTGACTTCAACATCATTGTTGAGGGCGGGTCTCTCGCAACCCTACAGGGTGCACGCAAGTGGGAGTCGACTGACTACGTACTAACCGAAGAACTTGAAACCCTAACAGCGTCTGCACTGGCAATCTACGTCCAGTCCCCAATCGTCGCTGCTGGTGCCCGTAAGTACACAATTCCAAAAGCTGCCCAAGCAGAGGCTATTAAGGCTTTGAAGTGGCGTAAAGAGCACAAACGTGGTGGAACCCCTGTTGGCTTGAACACTGCTCGCACTCTTGCCAAGGGCGGGCAGATTGGCATCGAGAAGGTACGCCACATCGCTAAGTATTTTCCTCGTCACGAAGTAGACAAAAAGGGTAAAGGCTGGTCTCCGGGAGAAGATAACTTCCCAAGCAACGGACGAATCGCGTGGGCCTTGTGGGGCGGGAACCCCGCTTGGCGTTGGGCTGCTGACATTGTTGAAACCGAAAACAACAAGAAGAAGGCTCTAAAAGCATCTGGCCTTAGTGAGTCTGAATCAGTTTTTTATGAGGGCTCTGACCCTCTTGAATCTTTCAAAGAAGCCTACACATTTGATGTTGCACGTGGTCCAGAGTTTGTAGCCCGTGTCCGCATGGACGGCTCTGGTATTGACCGTCTATACAAAGTAGATGTCGATGGTCGCGTCTATGTTTGGGACGACGGTATTTGGGAAGACCTAGCCTCTCTTGATGGAGATGTTTGGACCTACGACAAAGCTCTCGATGACCCATACGACACAGTTGAAAAGTCTCACATTGAGATTGACCCCGAGTCTGCGATTATTATTGCTGCCCGTTTAGAGCAGGCACCTCACGTTAACATCTCTATCTTTGACATCGACCGCGATGAAGCAGAGCTTATGTCTCAGCACATGCACGACGTCGACTGGGCATTTATGGACAAGGCAATCATTGCTGCTGGAGAGTCTTTTGAAAAGGCTACTTCGTCTGGTGATGGAATTGATACTCCAGAAGAACGTGCTCAAAGAGCAGCTAGCCAAGCACGTGATGCTTTCGGTAAGTTTATCCCTAACAACGGTAGAGTCACCATTGGTGGAGACCCTAGGGCTGCAGGAACTTCTTCAGGTCTTAACCCAGATGGAACTTTGAAGGTCAAGCTTGACAACGGAAACGAAGTAAACGTTGACCCTAAGCTTGTTCAGAATGAGGGAGAAGGTGGTCAAGCTGAAGAGCCAAACCTACGCCCTACTTCTGCCCAGTCGGACTTTGATGCTCCACTAGATACATCTGGAATCCTCGGTGAGCCTCGCACACCTATTGACCAACCGAAGGCTCATCTGCCTGGAACTCTACCTCCAATGAGCACCAAGGACTTACACGATGTTCTTTACAACTGGGACACTTGGGTTCGTGAGCAGCGTGAATCTTTTAAGCCTGACCCGATGGTGTCATCTGCAGAAGAGCCTAAGGGCGAGCACGAACTTCTAAAGAAACTGAAGCGTAAAAAAACTGCTTCTGAATCTGTAGAAGCAAACGAAGCTTGGGCAAAACCAGTGTTCGCTACTGAAAATGATTCAGAGCCAGAGCGCGAAGTAAACCCTGACACCTCAGATGTCCAGCCTCTATACATGGTTATTGTTGCTGAAGACGACCCTCGTGCCGTACTTGACCTAGTTGCTTTAGTTCCTGCTAGCAACAAATCAACTGCCCCAATGACCTACCGTCGTGCTGACCAGAAGTGGGTCCGTGCGGAAAACATTCTTACTGACATGAAGTCAGCAACTCCTCCTCCGACTATTGCTCTAGATGAGGCAAGTCTTCAGGATGTTCTAAAGCAGGTTGATGGCGTCCTAGCTTCAGCTGGCTACAATCCTGACCAAGCGTTTATGGTTTTGTGGGGACCTAGCCAAGATTTAATGAGCTTCATTGAAAGTTCTATCACCGCTGCTGGTGGTGCAGACCGCAACAGAGGAAACGCCGAAGAGCTTCGCCGTTATTGGACTCGCGGTAAAGGTGCTGCCAAGATTCGCTGGGGAACTCCGGGCGACTGGACCCGCTGTGTTCGTCAGCTCGGCAAGTACCTAGGTCCTCGTGCAAAAGGTTACTGTGCTCTACGTCACAAGGAAGTTAATGGTGTTTGGCCGGGCGACAAGCGTAACCGCCAACTATCAAAGCGTAAGCGTGGACTAACTAGCAGTGCGTCTTTCAGCAACGAATCTCTAAACGCTACTAACCACGTCATCGAGCTTGCAACTCGTGATGCTCGCATCCAAGATGCCAAAGACCGAATCAGTGGAATCACCGCTAGCGGGCTTGACAGCTATGGCTCAGCGTTCTCTATTCCTCTAGTTATCCCTGAGGGAATCGAGTCTGGAGATGGACGCAAGTTCCGTAAGGGCTCAATCACAATGAGAGAGATGCCTTTGCCTCTGCTATGGCAGATTAAAACTTCTGATGGCCACATGGGCTCTGTTGTGGTTGGTCGTATCGACCGCATGGAAAGAACCGAAAACGGTATCGGAAATGCTTTCGGAGTCTTCGATTCAGGTGTTTACGGTAAAGAGGCTGAGCGTCTAGTTCGTAATGGCTTTATCCGTGGAGTTTCTGCGGATATGGACCAGTTTGAAGCAGAAGAAGCAAAAGAAGCATCAGATAGCAAAGATGTCAAAAAAGACAAACTTGTTATAAATAAAGCACGCGTAATGGCTGCTACAATAGTACCGAAGCCAGCATTTCAAGAATGCCAAATCTTCCTCTTAGAAGAGGAACCAACCACCCCACCACAGGAGGATATCGTGATTCCAGATGGAGTCTACGCGGAAGAAGTGGACCCGGCAGATGCCGCAGCTATTGTAGCTTGCGGATACGTTGCTGGTGCTATTCCACTAACTCCACCTACCGAATGGTTCGACAACCCTAAGCTAACCAAGGCGACACCTCTAACTGTCACCGACGATGGTAAAGTCTTTGGACACATTGCCGCTTGGCACGTCGACCACATCGGAATGGCTGGAGGCACAAAGCCGCCACGTTCAAAGAGTAAGTATGCATACTTCCACTCAGGTGTAGTTCGCACCTCCGATGGAACCGATGTACCAGTAGGGCAACTAACCCTTGCAGGTGGACACGCTCCACTACACGCAAGTGCTCAGCAAGCCGCTAAGCACTACGACGACACAGCCTCAGCTTTTGCTGATGTTCACGCAGGCGAAGACGCTTATGGTATTTGGGTCTCTGGCTCACTACGTCCGGGTATTACCCCTGAGCAGGTTCGTGCAGTTCGTGCATCTGCTCCTTCAGGTGACTGGCGTCCAATCCGTGGCTCACTAGAACTTGTTGCTGTATGTCAGGTAAACGTTCCCGGATTCCCTATTGCTCGTGCAATGGTTGCTTCTGGTCAGGTTATGGCTCTTGTTGCTGCTGGTGCTCAGATGCTAGCAAAGATGAAGAGTGACCCTCTAACCGAGCTTAACGAGCGCCTTGCCCGCCTTGAGACCTTTACTACGGCTGAATTGAACACTCGTTCTGAGTCTGCCAAAGCACTTTTTGCTGAGGTAAAAGCCCAGAAGAATGCTGAACTTTCAGCTCGAGTAGCCGAGTTATCATCAAAGATTGACTCTGTATTCTCTTACGACGACGAGTTTGCTAACATCTCTAGACGTGAGCGTAAGTCTCTTGCACAAGAGGGTAAGGCACTTCCAGATGGTTCGTTCCCGATTCGTAATGAGGACGACCTAAAGAATGCTATTCACGCATACGGTCGTGCTAAAGAAGGTAAGCGTGCAGCAGTACGTAACTTCATTATCAAGCGAGCACGTCAGCTAAAGCGTAGCAACCTAGTTCCTCAGGAATGGAAGGACGCTGCTAACGCAGAGTTTAACTCCAAGCTAGATTCTATGCGCCTAACTGCTTCAGTGCTTTCAGCCGTAGTAGCCGCTCCAGTAGAGATGCAGCCAATTCTTGATGAGAATGGCGAGCCAATGCTAGATAAGAACGGCAACCCAATTATGGGAAACCCTACGCCAACTCCGACACCAACCCCTCAGGGTGATGTCTCGGGAAAAGCTGATGCGGTTGAGCCTGTAACTCCAGAAGAAATTACTGACACTCCAGACGAGATTGATGTTGTTGATGAATCAACAGACCTCGATGGTCAGATGGTCGATGGTAAGTATGTTCCTGGAAAGACTCAACCGCGTGATGAGGCTGGCAAGTTCCGTAAGGTTCTTGCTCGTCTAAAGCAGGACCTAGGTGTAGCTGGTCTACAAAACATTGTCGAAGAAGCTAAGTATGTAGAGGGCCTACACGAAGTAGGTGACTATACTGCATCGGCTAACGCTGCTGGAAAGCTGCTCGACATCGTGGACCGCCTAGATTCTGGTGCCCTAAATAAAGTTTCGCTGGAGAACGTTCGTACTTCAGCAGCTGAGCTAGGCAAGGTTATCGCTAACCTGCCACTCGGGTTTGGTAACCAAGCACGAAAGCTCAAATACAGTGACCTTCCTCCTGCACTATCTAACCTCATGGATGACATGATTGAGCGTGTGGAGAAGAAAATTGGTAAGGAAGATGCCGATATCGCGACTGCGGAGCTTCGTGCTTTTAAGTCTGGTAGCGACGTCTACAGTCAGGCAGAAATCTCATCTCAGATGAGTAAATTGCTCAGACTTCTTACTTAGTTTTACAATAGACTACCTAAATCTATTGTAAAATAAACCTAGGTGGAGTGCCTCCATGCAATCGCGCATGAAGTCCCTTGCCTTGGACCGAACAGCAAGTGAGGGAGAGTCCCTCATAGAACTAGTCCTAAGGAGGACCAGTGGACCAAATTAAATCGCAGGTTGATAACCTGTCAGAGCTAAGCGATGAAGCAATCGCTGAGCTTCAGACAGCTATTATCAGCGAATTTGAAACGGTTGAAACACAGGACCCTACTGCAGAGACAGTTGACGCTATGACGTCGCTTGCCGATATGCTTGACACCGTTCGCGGAGAGTCAAAGCGTCGCGAGGCAGCCGCCGAGGAGCTTGCTGCGCGAGCCTCCGAGGCCGCTATGCGCGTAAAAGGCGAGGACGTCCCAGTTGAAGAAGAGATGCTACCAGCAGAGGAAACTCCTGCTGAAGCACCTACCGAATCTCCAGAACCTTCTGAAGATGAAGCCGAAGAAACTCCTAAAGAGGAGATGGAAATGGGCGACATGAAGAAGAAGAAGGATGGAGAAATGGAATATTCTTCTGAAACTGCGACAGCGTCAATTGAATCAGTAGAAGCTACTGAACTATCAATCGCAACCACCGAGAGTGTTGAGCTTTCGGTTGAGGAAAGCCCAGAGCTTTCTACCGAAGAAGCTGGCGAAATCGCTACTTCTGAAGAACCAGCAGGCGAAGAGCCTGTTGCCGAACCAGCTACCGAAGAAGCCCCTATTGTTGCAGATGCATCAGAAGAGGTTGTTGAGGAAGTTGTCGAGGAATCAATCGAACCAGAAACCCCAATTGCTCCAGAAGAGCAGGAAGAGCAGGCCCCAGTGACCACTCCAGCAGAACAGTCTTTCGAGGCTCCAGCTGACCGTCAGCCTGTAGTTCAGGTAGTAGAGACAGCACCAGTGGCAATCACTGCAGGCGCTGACATCCCTGGCTACACAGCAGGCAGCACAATCAACGACATGTACGAAGTAGCTTCGGCTATGGAAAAGCGTATCCACTCGCTTCGTCGCGTCAACGGAGGAGACGGAGAGCAGCACATCGTTGCATCTGTAACCACCGCGTACCCAGAGGCACGCACTCTATCAACCGACGCTGAGTCAAACATGGCTAAGATTAACGCAGTATCAGGCACACAGGCACTTGTTGCTTCTGGTGGCCACGCTGCGCCATTCGAGGTTAAGTATGACATCTACGCAATCGGTTCAACCACTGTACGCCCAGTTCGCGATGCTTTGCCTCGCTTCCAGGCTGACCGTGGTGGTATCCGTTTCGTAACTCCACCAACTTTCGCTGGTGGTGACTACGCAAACGCCGTTGGTGTATGGACTGCTGCAACTGACACAGCTCCTTACTCAAACGTCAAAACCTCACTTACAGTAACTGCAGCTCAGGAAAACACCGTCTCAACAGACGCTGTAACTCTACAGCTACAGTTCGGTAACCTAATGACCCGTGCATACCCAGAACTAATCGCTCGCCACAACGAGCTAGCTCTAGTACAGCACGCTCGTGAAGCTGAAGACAACTTGCTTGCCAAGATTTCAGCAGGTTCAACAGCTGTAACAACCTCGAACCTAATCGGTTTCGGTCGTGACTTCCTAGTACAGGTTCGTCGCGCTGCAACTGCTTACCGTTCACGTCACCGCATTGACCCACAGTCACGCTTGAAGCTAATCATCCCTAACTGGGTATATGACGCAATGGCAGCTGACTTGGCTCTATCAATGCCTGGCGATGGTACCCTATCTGTTTCAAAGTCTGAAATCGATGGCTACCTAGGTAACCTAAACGTTGACGTAGTAGCACACTACGACGACAGCTCAGCAAACGGTGTATTCGGTGCTCAGGGTGCAGCTGCACTTCTAGAGTTCCCAGACACCTTCAAGTGGTACCTATTCGCTGAGGGAACATTCTTGTTCCTAGACGGTGGAACACTTGACCTAGGTATCATCCGTGACTCATCACTGGTTGGTACAAACGACTACAAGATGTTCATCGAAACATTCGAGAACGTCGCTAAGGTCGGAATTGAGTCACTAGCTGTAACCTCGACTATCAACGTCAACGGTGTGGCTGCTGCTCTACGCGACACAACTGGCAACACTGCTGCCGCAACTATCGAGCTCTAAACCTCTCGATAAACCCCTTGTCGGTGGGGTGGCCTCTTCGGAGGTCACCCTTACCACAGGTTTCAAGACTTTAAACTTTTAAGGATTTCAAATGGCTTTCCCAAAGAATGGCGTTGTAGAGGCACCAAAGATTGTGCCCTCCGCTTTTGGCTTACTTGCCGTAATTAAGCCTGAAAACTCAGCTGATGAGGATATGTGGGTTCGTGGTTTTTCACAGGAGTATGAGACCGAACTCTATGCAGCAAAAAACTGGGATGACACTGACACTACTAGTTCTGTAGTTGTAATTGCGGGTGTCCCTAACTACTTTACTAAGATTGACCCTTTCTTTATTGAAGCGGAAGAACTTCGCTCTGGTCTAGGCTTCCTAGGACTAGACCGCATTGAGCGTATCAAGCGTCAGCTTGAGGCTATCACTCAGCATGGTTTGGAGCAGGAACTCTGGGACGGAGCTATCCGAATTGGCGAAGGCCACCCTAACCGCGCTTTAGTTTCTTCTGGCGTTACTGTGCTTGATGGTACAGGGCTTACAGCAAGACGTGCTTTGGCAATTCTAGAAAACGGTATTGGTCAGGCATCAGACGCTGGTGAGCAGGGAGTTATTCACGCAACCCGCGATGTAGTTGCACTTCTTTCAAGCAACTCAAACATGCTTTTCCACGAAACCGAAAAAGACCACCTACAAACTATGGGTGGAACACCTGTTGTTGTTGGTGGCGGTTACACAGGTAACGGTCCTCGCATTGCTGCTGCTACTGCAAGCATTACTAGCAACACTACGCTGACTATCAACACAGCGGGCGACCACTACCTACTTGCAGGTGACACTGTTCGCTACTCTGTTGTCGGAGCAAACATCGACCAGTCTTCTACTTCTACAGCAGTCGTTACTAAAGTCGACGCTGACACAGTAACAATTACTATTGCAAGCGCCACTAACCGTTCACAAGAAGCGGTAACTGGTTATATTCAGCAGTTGGGAACCAACTCTGCAAAATGGATTTACGGCACAGGAACTGTCCGCACTTATGTGGGCGATATTGATGTCGTAAACGACAATCTAGCGCAAGCTTACGATGTGTCGGGAAATCAAAATGACATGAGGTTGAAGGCAATCCGCCCTGCTGCGGTTTACTTCGACACATCCATCCACCTAGCTGTACGCGTCGACTTGACTGCGTAAAGTATAAACAACAACCATTAAGGAGAATAGGTAATGCCTACTCAAGACTATGCAGCAAGCATTCAGGGTGTGTCAATTCGTGTCACTCGTCTCGATGCTGCTGGAAACCTGCTAAACGAGCCTGGTGACAGTTATGTTACTTCGGCTTTCATGCGTGTTTCTTTCACCCCAGAATATGAAGAGGGCGAAGAAATCGTAGAAAAAGGCGCTAACGGCGTTATCTGTGTGTCATACAAGGCACCAGACGTACTAAAGCGTATCACCATGGAACTCGCTATCTGTGAGCCAGACCCTGAACTATCTCAGCTTCTATCAGGCGGTCTACTACTTCGTAAGACTGTTGGTGGAGAAGTTAAGTCAATCGGTTGGGCAGCTCCGGGCGTTGGCGATGACCCAGCTGGTAACGGTGTAGCCGTTGAAGTTTGGTCACACGCAGTTAAGGATGGAAAGCGTGCAGCTAGCCTACCTTACTTCCACTGGGTATTCCCATACGCTAAGTTCCGTCAGTCTGGCGACCGTGTAATTGAAAACGGTATGCTAGCTAACACATTCGAAGGCTACGGTCTAGGAAACGCACTATTCGGTGCTGGTCCAGATGGTCGCTGGGAGTTCCCAGTAGCAGCAGAGCGTCCATACTCATACGCACGCGGCTCATGGGCTCCGCAGGGTCTAAAGGGCTTCTACACTTGGTCTGACGTTGCAACTCCTGAAGCTATCTTCTTCACAAAGAGTGGTATCCAAGGTGCAACTGCCGTTACTGTTACTAACGTTGTTGCTACTAGCGGTAGCCAACTTGCTACAGTACACATGAGCAACGTAGCTGCTTCAAGCCTCACCAACGGTGACTTCGTCACTGTTTCTGGTGCTGGAGACGTATTCAACACCAGCCTAAATGTTGGTGGAGTTTACACCTTCAACAGTGCAGGTGTTGCTATCACTAACGTCAACACATCAACAAATACCTTTACTTACCTTCTTACAGATGCAGCTCCAGCAACAGCTAACGCTACATTAGATAAGTTCAGCCGTATTACTGTAGTTGGCGCTCTAACCGAGGCCCCTGCTTATGTAACTGTAACGTCAGCACAACTTGACACTCAGTACGCAGGTTCAACTCCAAACAGCACTAGCTACAACACTCCTGGAAGCATTAGCTACAACCCAGACAACAACATCGACTTTATCATCAAGTCGAACGAGGACTAAAAGTCAAATAAGGAAGGCGGCGCGTTTTGATTCTAAAAAGTCAAGACGCGTCGCCTTACTACTAAGGTAGAGGATTAGACATGGGAACATCCCTGTGGGTCCAGCCAGAAGAGCTGGGCGACTACGCAAACACTGAGTACGCTCAAGAGGCTTGCGAGACTGCATCATACTTAATGTGGTCTATGTCTGGTCGAAAGTTTTCTGGCGAGACTACTGTTACCGAACGCTACACCTGTACTCTACGCAACAACCGCCTAGGGCCGTCTAGAAAAACTAACTCTGCGGTTCTTTTTGGTGGAGATGTCTACAACATTCCATCTGGGGACTACGACGAGTATTCAGAACTTACTGCTGACGGTATGTCTCCAGAATCTAGAATTAAATTACGTGGACGCCCAGTTACTAGGGTTCACTCTATCCGTAACAGGCATGGAGCTTTCTTAGACCCATCACAGTTTTATTTAGTTGACCACTCAACTGTTCACATCATTGCAGGAACCCCGTGGACACCTTGTAATACTGAAATCACTTATTCTTACGGCTCTCTACCACCAATGGCTGGTCGTATGGCTGCTCGCACACTCGCACTAGAGTTCGCTAAACTCTGGGCTGGCGATGACGACTGTGCTCTGCCGCAGCGTATTACATCTGTATCTCGTCAGGGTGTGTCTTACACAATCCTTGACCAGCAAGACTTTATTGACGAACTGAAGACAGGTCTATATGCCGTAGACCTTTTCCTAAAGAGCGTCAACCCAGACAAGGCTCGTGCAAAGGCTAAGGTCTTTACTCCAGATGTCCCTCGTGCACGTCGATACACTCCTAAGCCAGCTGTTTACACAGCGGACGCCACTAAAGACATTGTAATTAACCGAACCACCCCGGGCACCGTTACTATTCCACTTTCTTCTATCTCAGCTCAGTTCCTTTTAAGTCAACCAAACTGGGTGACTAGCGTAGTTGCACGCAACTGGTCACAGACTAAGTCAGTAACTTTAGGCGCTGAGTACGCAGTGGTTACAGACGCTGCTACAGATACCATAACTGTGACAATTCCGTATTCAAATGTTATTTCTCTACTAGGTATGGCTGACCCAGGGTCTTATGACTTGTACGCTACAAGACCTAGCGTAGGGAATCCATCAATTAACGAAGTAGTTTTGATTTACTCTGCCAATCTAAGAATCAGCACCACTGCTTAGTATTACAATAGTACTAGGTTAAACAATAAACACCAGAAAGTAGCAACTCATGTCACAAATCCAAACCAACTTCCGAGCTCAGGACATGCTTGGCACTGCTAAGCCTGCCGTTGTTGTAGAAGCCCCTAAAAAGGTTGCCCCTAAGAAGGCCGCTGCTCCTGTAGTCGAAGAGACTGTAGTAGTTGAAGAAGCTCCAGCAGCAGAGGTAGCCCAGCCAGAAGCTGAGTAGCTCATGGCTCTTCCTATAAACATTAGCGACTTCTCTTCGGATTCATTAAATCTTAAAGAGATGATGGATGGCGTACTTGAGAAAGTATGCAACACCTTCCAGTCATACAACGTGACCCTACCTAGTCGTCAGTACTGGACGATGGGGCAGCCAGCCCTAGACTGCGAGCAGTTAGTTGTGGCTTTTACCCAGATGTATCTCGGTACTCCGGGAGACCAAGCCACAGACCCTCAGCGTTGTCACGTTCCTCGTACTGCGGTACTCAATGTCATTCTTACACGACAAATCCCAACTATCGGTCAAAGCGGTAAGGCACCAAGTGCTAGCAAGATTGAAGAGTCTTCTTACATCTCGGCTGTCGATGCTTGGGTAATGATGGAATCAATTAACCAATTAGACCAGTGGGACGAAACTGGCTTCGGTCTAGGAGTGATTGCTACTCTTGACATGATTGGTCCAGAGGGTGGCTACACTTCTACCAACCTACAGCTAACCATAGCGGTTCCATAAAATGGCAACTTCTATTGAATTTGTAAACTTAAAGCTAGATAGAAACAAACTACGCGTATTTTTAAACACCCCCCACTCTGGCGACCGACAAGACCTGTGGAAGTGGCTGGAAAAAAAGAAAAAACTTGCAGTCGCTGGGGCTAAGGGTATGGTTGGAGTAAAGACGGGGGCTCTTCGTAAAAACATAACTGGGAGGCACCTAGGCAACTCCACTGGGCAATATGTTACTGTCGGCGCAAACAGACCTTATGCGCTGATGCACCACGAAGGTACAAAGCCTCACGTAATAACTCCACAAAATGGTAAAATTTTACATTTTAGAGCAGGTGGTCGTAGCGTTTATACAACCATGGTGTTCCATCCTGGTACTAAGCCAAATCCGTATTTGCGCTCCCAGCTGAGGCATTTTAGAGGCTAATCAAGCAATCCATACTTGAAATTTAAGGTAGAATAATAAAAGAGAAGCGCACGCTTTTCAATCCTACAATCAGACGCATACAGCGAGAAAGATATATAACATGACAAGATTCAAAGACTTTGGTTCAGGCTCTTCAGATACTCCAAAAGAACCAATATCCTTCAAACTTCACGGTGAAGAATTCCTCTGCCAGCCTGCAATTCAGGGCAAGGTTCTTATGAGCCTAGCAGCCACTACTAACGAAGAAGACGCGTCAGCTGCAGTCAAAACAATCGATAGCTTCTTCAACTATGTTCTATTGGAAGAAAGCAACGTTCGCTTTCAATCTCTACTGGTAGACCCTGACAGAATCGTCACTATGGAAACGCTTAGTGACATTATTCAGTGGCTAATTGAAGAATACACAAAGCGCCCAAATCAGCAGCCAGAGGTTTAATCGATTGGGCAATTAATCTCTGGCCCTATATAAACGGAAAAGCCCTTGTAAGTGGAATTAAATTAGGAGAATTAGATGCAAGAGACATGCTTGACGTCATCCATTTCTTCTTTGAAGAGGACACTCTCAGGTTTGACTCGGGAGAGCACGCTGAGGCAGCTTCCAAGTTTAGAACAAACTTCTACGAACTATATGAAACCAAATATAAATACGGCATTATCTCTAATGGCAGAGCTTCGTCTGCTGGGAGCGGTGGTCGGAGCTATATTTCTGGAGATGCTGGATTCGATTTCGATGATGGCATCCTGGGTTCGACTAATCAAACAGTCAAACCGTACATACCGCCAACCAGTTTTGACCCTGACACAGGGTTCGCGGCTGGAGGCGTTTTAGATGGACCTTTGGGCTAAAACATCAGGAGGTGATGGCTTATGGCAGTAGTGGGTGAAGCACAAATTATTGTGAGAGCCATCACAACTGGTGTTGCCGATGAAATCTCACGCGGAATTAAGGCTGCTCAGGGGGACATCGACAAAGAAGGGCGTCGGTCTGGTAATTCTTTCCTAAGCGGCATTTCTAAAGCTTTTAGCGGTGCCAATGCTGGTGACATTTTTGGTGACTTATTTAATACAGACAATGCCGAGGCCGCTCGACAATCTTTCGTGAAGCTCCAAAAGAATGGTTTTCAGCTTCAAGCTGTCTTCGGTGTTCTTGCAGGTTCCATAGGTTCTCTTGTAGGGGCACTAGGCTCTTTGGCTGGCTCTGCTGGTGCCGCCGCCCCAGCATTGGTGGCAGTGGGCGGGGCAGCCGTAGGTGCTGGCATCGGTATGAAACTTGCTGGTATGGCCCTCGAGGGAGTTACCAGACCTCTACAACAAGTCGGCAATGCTGCTGGCAGAACTGGTAGAACTGTTGCTCAGCTTCGTGAAGAAATGCAGCAACTTAGATTTGAATCTGAAGAAGCCGCGCTCTCTGAGAAAGAAGCTGCGTTAAATCTTGAAAAAGCCCGTGAAACTTTGGCTAGAGTCCAAGACCTACCACCAAACTCTATGGCTAGACGTGAAGCCGAGCTCTCTTTTGAGCAGGCTGACCTTGCCCTACGTCGCGCGATTGACCGCAACAATGACCTTCAAGAAGAGATTCAAAACGGCCCTAAGCAGAATGCTGGAGTTGCTGGGGCTGACCCATATGAAGGACTTACTAAGTCTCAAAAAGTATTTGCTAAAGCGCTTGTAGATTTAAAACCTAAGTTTGATGCGCTTAAGGAAGCAGTGGCTAAAGGGTTCTTGCCAATCTTAGGCAATCAAATAAATACCCTCTTTACAAAAAACTTCCCTACTATTGAAAAAATGTTTAGTGGAATTGGTGTTGCTTTAGGTAATGCTACAGGCTCAGTTTTTGATTTTATAAATAGCTCTAGAGGAATAAAGCTATTTGAAACTTTGTTTAAAAATTCTGAAGGAGTGATTGAGGATTTAGGAGACACTCTTACAGCTGTCCTAGAGTCCGTGCTTCTTATACTAGAAGCAGCTGCCCCAATAACTGAACAATTTACTGGGTGGCTTAAAGACAGCGCTGAAAACTTCCGAGACTTGGTAAGTGGTGCCGCAGCCAATGGCGATTTAGTCCAGTTTTTTAAAGACTCTTCTAGAATTGCCAAACAATTTGGTTCGATATTCGAGAATATTTTTGATGGATTTGGTGACTTAATTGCTGACTCCTTCAAGCCAGGTTCTGGTGGAGACATCCTTCTTAAATGGCTTATAGACGCCACTGCAGGATTTGCTGCCATAGGTGACGATGCTGGCGGGTTACGCACATTCTTGCAAGGAACTGCCACTAACACGGTGGCCATATTTAAATCAATTGGGTCACTATTTGAAGAAGTCCTTGCCCTTGGCGCTGCGCCTGAAATTAAGGAGTTTTTTGATACTCTTGCAGAAGGTGCTCCTTTTGTTGGAGAAATTCTTGAAAACGGTATTAAGGCTGCACCTGCCCTAGCTAATCTTGTAGTTCAAGTTACTAAAATTGTTGCAGCTTTTGCTGACGCTGGGGCACCAACGGCCTTCTTCGAAACACTTGCTGGGGTGGCTAAAGTAGTCGCTGACTTTTTGAGTATTAAACAAGTAAAAGCGTTTTTAGACGCCATAGCTCCTCTGACAGGATTCTTCTTAGCTATAGGAACGATTCTTACTGTTGCATCAACAGTATTTGCTACATTCTTTGGAATTGCTCTTTTTGTTGGGAAGCAAATTGGTAGAGTAGTAAAAATATTTAAGTTTTTATTAGGTGTAATTAAGGCAATTGGCATAGCAATTAAGGCCGCATTTATAGCCAACCCTATCGGTCTAATTGTTACCGCAGTGGTAGCCCTGATTGCAGCTTTAGTTTTCTTCTTCACGCAGACTGAGCTAGGGAAAGAAATTTGGCAAGGCTTTGTAGACTTTATTATGATTGCTCTAAAGGCTATAGGTGATTTCTTTGTTAGTGTTTGGGAAGGTATAGTAGCCTTCTTCCAACCAGTAATTGATGGAATTGTTGCATACTTTACAAAAGCTTTTGAAATTATGGGTGCAATATTGCAAGTAATAGGTGCAATATTTACAATAATATTTGTTCTTATTGGCACAGTAGTTCAAGCAGTATGGGACGGTATAAAGGCTGGGTTCCAAGCTCTATCTGACTTCTTGCAGCCAGCTTTAACGGCTGTAGGCGACTTCTTCACTACGGTATTTGGTGCTATTGGTGGATTTATTGTTGGTATCTGGGAGAATATTTCAAATGGGTTCCAAGCCTTTATCAACTTTATTAAACCAGCAATCGATTCAATATTTGGATTCTTTAAAACAGTATTCAACAATATTCTTAATTTCTATAAGGGAGTAATCAATACTCTAATTGGCTTTGCTGAAGGTTTTGTTAACTTTTTTATCGACGGTCTCAACTTTATTATTGAAAAAATTAATACGCTAGAGATACCAATTCCAGAACTTCTGCGACCTCTCTTTAATGGAGAAGAGTCACTTGGTTTTGATATTGCAAAAGTGGGAAAAATAAGTCTCCCTCGTCTAGCCGAAGGTGGCGTTGTTTCACCATCTCTTGGCGGTTCCCTAGTTAACGTTGCTGAAGCTGGACGTCCAGAGCGTATCGAGCCTCTAGACGAGAACGGTATGTCTAAGCGTGACAAGGCAATGATTGCTGCACTATCTGGTGGCGGCGGGGGCGGGGTCAACATCACTGTTAACCCTTCACCTGGAATGAATGAAACTGAACTAGCAAACATCGTATCGCGACAGCTGGCATTCCAACTTCGCGCTGGAGGGATTTAATAAATGACGGTTAATCAAGGACAAGAAAATGCAATTCTCAATAAAGCATTATCTCCTGTACCAGTTCCGCACCTCACTGGTGCCGAGCTCAACGCTGATATATCCCTCGGCAATTTAGTATTTAACACCATCGATGTTGATGGTATTGCTTTTATTCTTACTGGAATCGATGGATGGCTTACTCTACCAGAGCCACAATTTCCTGATGTATCTAGAGGTATTCAGGGTGATGGTGATTATGACGTAAACGGTAGATACCAAAGTCGTCTAATAACTCTTGCTGGCTCTATCTTGGTTCCAGACCGTACGCACGTTCCTGCAGCTCAGCAAAAGCTTGTTACAACTATTGACTTAGTTCGTAAGGGAGCTTGGCTAAAGTTTAATGAAGACCCAACCCGTGCAGTATTTGTTCGTCTAAATGGTCAGCCAAACATCGAGACCGTAAACGCACGTGGAAGAATTGATTTCTCTATCGGCCTCAAGGCTGCGGACCCAGTTAAATACGAGTGGAACACAGAGCGTTCAGATGGTTACTTTGTTGCTAACGTAAAGGCTAGCAACTATGACAACAGTGAGACTGGTACCGTAACCATAAACAATAAAGGTAACTACTCTGTTTCTGGTATCTATGAAGTCACTGGTCCAATAGTTGGCCCTAGTGCTACTATCTTTAATAATGCCAATGCAGACTTAATTACTTTTGCTCAATCGCTGCGTCCTCGTAGGGAACTTGAAGTAACCTACAAAGCAATGGCATCTGGGGTAGCCACTCTAGTTTTAAATACAGTAAGCGACCTACAAGCTGGTGATGAAATCTACACTAGATTCTTAGAAACTAGTACGGTCGCTACTGCTTCACGTACTGCGGGAAGCTCTGTGGTGGTTATTACCACAACAAATAGCCACGGCTATTCTACGGGGGACAGAGTAGTTCTTTCTGGCGTTGATGCTGGAATTGATAATGTAGAGTACTCGATTACTCGAGGTGGCGATGCGGCTTTTAGTTTTACTACCGTTGCCACCACTTCCCTTAGCTCAACTACGGGTACGGTGTTTAATATCACCAATGACCGCTACAACGGCACATTTTTTATCGACAGTGTAAACACGATAAGTAATACAATAACTTACACGACTATTTATAGCGAGACGTACACTAACGTACAAGCTTTCCTTGGGCTCGCTGTGCGTTCTGCAGATGTTCTAGAAATCGACACCTACAACCAAGAAGTAGCTGTCAATGGCGAAACATTCCAGCAGCGTGCAAAGCTAGCCACACTTATTGACTGGACTACTCTTGCACCTGGAGATAACGAAGTCTCTCTAGATGATAGCAACCAGAGCCCTATCTATGTGTATAAAGTATCTAAAGGTATTGTATCTACACCAGTAACTCTCACTACTTCAGTACCGCACGGGTTTAGCACCACTGACGTTGTTCTAGTTAGTGATGTCCCGTCCATTAGCGGGGACACATTTACTACTACAACTCGTAAGACAATCTCTTCTTACAGCCGTTCTGGAACTACACTAACCTTGAACTCGACTTCACACGGGTTCTCTGTGGCAGACATTGTAGTAATCTCTGGAGTCGATGCTGAGAACGTAGATGGCGAGTATACCGTTGCTTCATCTGCCACAAACTCTTTCACTGTGACAACCACGTCTTCAGCTACGGTGTATACAACTACTCTGCCTACTGGCTCCGCGTATGCAAAAAAGATTCTTAAAGTGCTTCAGTACAGCCGCTCTGGGTATACAGCAAATGTCGTCACAACTACCGCTCATGGGCTAAACGTAAATAATTTTGTAAACATCTACGGAATTAGTTCTGGTCTAGATGGTGTTGATGGGCTTCAAAAGGTTACTGCTGTCAACGTATCTGCCAACCTAATCACCTTCTCTACTATTGGCTCAGCAACTGTGGCAACTACAAATGTTACTGGCGCAACTGTGGCTAGAAGATTCCCTATAACCGCCACCACTCCTTACAGCTTTACCTATGACAACGGCGGGTCTGCATCATCTATTGCGACTACTACATTTGGTGCACTTGTTTCCGTGGATGACGTCTACGCTACTCCAAGTTCTGTAACAAAGAGCGCAAACGTTGTTACAGTAGTGACTACTAGACCTCATGGCTTTGAGCCTAACAACTTGGTTCAAGTTGAGAATGTTGGTGCTGGATTTAACGCAGGAGTGGGCGACCCTGTTGCTGTAGCTAACGTAGCTAGAGCAGGAAACACTCTTACAGTTAGAACCGCTGCGGCCCATGCTTTAGTTGCAAACGACATTGTTCAAATCTACGGAACTTCAGTAACTGAACCTGACGTATTTGTGGATGGAACGTATTCAGTAGCCTCTACAGCAAACAATACTCACTTCACTGTAACCACAATTGATAGTGGAACTATTAGCTTGGCTAGCCAAGAGCGTGCTTTTGCTGCGGATAAAATTCGTGTTGCTTATTACACAAAAAATGCTGGTGGTAGTGCTTACAACACTGTGGCTGGTACTACAGTTTGGTTCTACACAAAAACTAATCACAACTTGGTGACTGGCGACTACGTTTACGTAGAGAACGTGACTTCATCTATTAATGGGCTTCAAGGTACAGTTACTAACGTTAATGCTACGTTCTTTACTATTGTCTCCGACAATCTTTCTTTAGTTAAAGCAGCCCCTATAACCGCTGCATCTAGTACGGGTAACATCGTCACTGTTACGGCAACTAGTCATGGATTTACTAGAGATACCGTTGTGTGGATGAACAGCAACAAGTCTGCTATCAATGGTGCTAGAACAGTTACATTTGCTAACACTACGCACTTCCAGTTTGACAACCTAACCAGCCCTGGCTCTCTTACATCCACCACTGGCTATGTAGGTAGACACTACGAAACATCTACAATTGCAAGAGCTTACCCAATCACTACCGTACCTAATGCAACTACGTTCACATACAACAACCAAACTGGCCCAGCTACAAACGTAACTAACCAAATAAATGGCACCACATCTAACACTGCTGGCGAGGTTGTGCTCAATGGTGACGGTAGAATGAGTGTGTATTACCGCTCTGGCTGGATAGCTTAAGGACCTTATGACAGACTCATTGACGCCTAAATACCAGTTCATGGTAACTGATTTGCTAACCAATCGCATCTTGGGGCAGCTTCCAATTGAGGGGGCTAATTACACCCGAGCTATTCGTGGTGCTGGTGGTTTTTCTGGAACTATCAAAGACCCAAACATGTTGGCTCAGAGCGACATCTACCACAACACTATGCCGGGAAGAACTGGCCTATATGTGCTGAGGAATAATGTCTGCGTGTGGGGCGGCATTATTTGGTCTAGGGAGTATGACGCTAACGAGAAATCACTCTCTATCAATGGCTCTGAGTTCACTAGCTATTTTCATCACCGCAAACTTTGGAGAACTTTTTCTACTCAGGTTGGTGGAACTCTAACTGTGCCTACTTCTGGAGATGCGTCTATACAATTAGAACTAGGAAGCACTTATAACTTTAAAGAGGGTCAGTCTGTATATCTAGCCTTTACTGATGCATCTCTTGCTAACCTAAATGGATATTTTTCTATTCTTGCTAATCCAGGACCTTCATTCTTTTACATCGACCCAGCCGAAAAGTTTTATCGACTTAAGTCTAGAAAAATTACTAAGTATGACACTAAGGATGCTACCGAGGCTTCCAGCGCGACTGTAGAGTTCAAAACTGCCACCAACCATACTTTCCGCAAGGGTGATACTGTCACCATTAAAGGTAGCGGCAATGCCAGAATGAATGGTACAAGAACCATTAAGTCTGTTCCAAACTCGACTACGTTTACTGCTCAGGTCAACGCTTGGGCAAACTTTAAAAAAGAAAAAGACAAGACTGTTTCTTTAGCAAAAGCTGCTTATGCTGCTTTAGATGGTTCAATCCCTCCGGGCACTTATTCCGTAACTCTTGACATATCTGTTAGCACTTATGACTATGTTCGTAAACTAATTGAAGCTATGGCTTTGGATTTTGATGGAAGCGTGTTCCCTAACTCGGCTATCGAGTCTGGTGTCAATAACGTTCTCGACGTCGAGACAATTGCTTGTCAAGAGGGATACGCAATCTTAAGAACATCTAATGCCCACAACTTGAGCGTCGGTCAAAAGATTGTAGTACGTAACGTTCGTGGAGACTTAAACGGGGACTTTAATGTTTCAAGCATTATTGATGACGTAACGTTTGAGTATTTTGTTGGGGTGAACTCTTTCTCAGAAACTGACATATCTCTAAAGGAATACTCGCTCACTAAAAAGAGAGTAATCAACAAAACTATTACATTTACCACTAGCGAGGCTCACACCCTATCATCTGGTGACTATGTAGTAATTTCTGGTATACCTAGTGAGACTGAAAATTATAAGGTTGGTAAAAAAGATTCCTCTATTGTCCACAAGTATGATGGTTCCTATAGAGTACAAGTTGTCCCATCAACTACTACATTCCAAGTAGATACGGATGTAGTCTTTAAGAACTCGTCTACACCTCTAGATAAGCCTCTAACTAGAGCTATAGCGTATTCCTACCCCGAAGTTATTGTTAAAACATACGGACCGTTCAAAGAAAACTCTGATATCGGGATAACTTTTAACGACGACGATGAAAACTTAGACATAACTAAGATTCCAGCTTCAGTGCGTGGCTTCGAGCTTATTTCATTAGGAGAATATCTAGACACCTTTACTGACAGTAATGGTGGCTTTGACTATCGAATTGACTGCGAATACGACGCTGATATAAATGAATTTAGACGTATTTTTAGAGTTATCCCTATCGACCCGCCTTATGAGGGGCTAATTGATAACACAACTAAAATACAACTTCTAGGCGCAGATAAAGTTGTCTTTGAGTATCCGGGAAACATTAGCTCAGTTACTATGAGTGAATCTGCTGAGAACGCTGCAAACCGATTCTTCTTAGTTGGAAATAAAGAAGGTCTAAGCGGAGAAGCTTCGCAGCCGTACTCTGCTGCAACTTTTAACGGATTCTCTACAACTGATTTTCCACTGCTAGATGCTAGCGCAAGTGATGACCAAAACGCTGATGAAGATATTCTTTATGAGGGTGCTTACAGATACGTAAATGAATCTAGGCCGCCACTATCTGACATCTCAATCAACATAAATGGCTCCCTATCACCAGCAGTTGGCGACTACTCTCCTGGCGACTGGTGTACAATTATTATAAATGACCCATTTATCGCGCTTCGTTTAGCTAGTGATACGGAAGAAAGAGACGACCTACTTCTTAGGAAGATTAACAGTTTCTCTGTCTCAATTAATGAAGGTTCTACTTTCCCTGAGTCCGTAACCCTAGAACTTGTAACGGAGTTCGGTGTAGACGTAGGAGAACTTAGCTAATGCCTAGCAAAAGAATTCGTTCTAAAAAATCAGTAGCCGCTACTCTTTCTAGCATCAATCAGGTAGTTACCCGCGTTGAGCATACAAGCACTCCATATTCTTTAGCTGATGGTGCTGTAATAGATGGCTCTATTGACTTAGGTAGCATCACGGGGGCATCTTTTTCAGAGGGCTCAATTAGTTCTAGAGCCTTATCTCTATCTGCTTACACTCCTAACGGAGAGGCTAACCAAAGAGTTCCTGCACCACTTGACAACGTTGAGTATTGGACTGACGTTATTTTTGGCCTGAATGAGCTTCACAGAAGCGGTATACACAACAACGAAGATATCCAAAATGTTACTGTTACGACTGCTGGTATATCTTTTACCACTACTGGTGTTGCGGGCGGAGACGCTCGTATATACCTGACTGGCAGACTTTCTGTTCCAAAAAGCAAGAAGGTTTACGCGACTTGGGAATCTGCTGCTCCTATTCCAGTAAAGGTTGTATATTGGAACGCTGCTGAAAAGCTTCTCGTTGATGAGTTAGAAACAATTGACGGTGTAGTTACTGCTGTTACTAGAGAACCTCATGGATACTCCGTAGGCAATGTTGTAAAAATAACTGGCTGCGGACCGAGCTATGATTCCGTGGCTACCATTATCTCCGTAGACACTGACTCATTTACTTATGCTGCCCCAGCTTCTGCTCCTAGCAACAGTGCAAAAATATATCTTGCTATTGCTGGAAGAGTTTCTATTGAAGTATTCGACTATATTTCCCTTGAAGATAGAGTTTCTGTAGACCTACCTGAAACGGCTGGAGAGTATGCAGTCTATGCAGAACTCCCATACACGATTACTGACACTAGGGTTCTTAGGGCTGCAAAAGTTTTTGAAATTATTGGCTCTGGAGCTGTCCCGCTAGTAACCGCTAACGTGTCTTCTAAATCTATAACTGCAAACGTAGCAACACTGACCACAGCTACTGACCATGGTTTCTATGTTGGCGATGCCGTTAAGATTTCTGGAATTGTAGATGTTGCAACTACCAGCTCGTATCAAGTGCTTGCTGGCGGTGGTTCTGGCAGCACTCCAAATCTTTTAGTTGTAGATACAACAACTGCTCACGGGCTTTCCTCCGATGCACCAATATCAATATCTGGAACAACCATTAATGGTAGTTATACTGTCGCCAGCGTGCCTAACAGCACTAGATTTAGAGTTCAAACGGCTCTAGCTGCTGTAGGTTCTACATCTATAACCGAAACTGTCACTCGCTCTGGAAGCGTGTTTAATGGTCAGGCTTTGATATCTGCTACCACGAGCAATACTTTTTCTTATAGTAGAAGTGTTGTTGGAGGCGCATATCCAGCTACCGCAGTATCTCCTGAAGGATTAGCTCAAGTCGGAACCCCTCGCTTCTCCTATATAACTGCTATTGAAAGCTATGTAGTCAACGTAATTAGTGACTTTATTAAATTTTCTACATTCGAAGGTCATGGGCTGTTGGAGGGGGAGAGGGTACGAATAAGCGGGATAGATGCTATCGACCCAGCGTATGCAGGTTTTGATGGGGAATATGTCGTTAGTGCTGATAGTACGGATACTGTTATTCAGGTCGATGTAGTCCCCCCAGCGGCCATTCCCTACACAACGCTACCTAATAGAAGAGCTATCGCGCACACTGGAACTAGCGACGTAAGAGTAGAGTCAGGCCCTGATGGGCTTAGGTTTATATCTAGCGGTGATAGCGACTCGGTCTCTACCGACTTGGGCACGTCCTCCGATAATTTCTTTAGCGTAACTAGGGTAGATGGGGAGTCTGTAGCGTCGATTGATAAATCTGGTATAGGCACATTTTCTTCTTTAATTACTCCATCAATCACTACTAGTGAAGTGGTGGTCGATGATTATAATCTAGTCGGAGACTTTTATGATGCTACGTATAACGACATCGAATACACTGGCTCACTACTTGAGAGACTAGCTCGTGGGCTGATTTATCAAGGTACTTTTTATGTAGCCAATAATCAGCTTATAGACAAGCAATTTTATACTCTTGCTCATGGTACATTTTCAGTCGAAGAGGGTAGGCAGTATCAAATAATAGCGGCAACTAATGGACTCCGCGCTTCGCCTTCTGTAAATGCTATTTTTGAACTACTAATGAGCACGGAGCCTTTAAACTCTGAAGGAGCTAGCAATGCTCCAAAGCATATGGGACAACTGATGGCAAATGGAGTAGCTTCTTCTTTTGCACCACTGATTGGAACATACTCGGCAGTGGCAACAACAGCTCCAAATACTTTATCTATCTCTACTCTTGTTAGAACTTCTCCTAGTACTACAGTTACAGTGACCACCGCAACTCCTCATGGGTTAGTAGCCAATGTTGATTTTGTAGGTATAAATATTACTGGCACTCCTGACCCAGTTGTAAACACTATAGAGGGGACCTATGCAGTCACTGGAACACCTTCTACTACTCAATTTACTTATGTAAGTTCTGCCAATACTTCCTATAGTTCTAGTTCAGGTACTGTCCGTAAGGTTGACCCTCTGCTTTCTGAAGTTGGTAAGCTGCCAGCTGGAGTACCGATTAGGTGGCTACTAAGATTACGCCACGGTTCTACTCCTTCATACAACATCACCACTGACTTTGGCACCCCAAGTGGTACGCAGCAGATGGAGCTTTCAGTATTAGATGTTGGACAAGCAAAGACGGCTGTAAACGTCACCAAGGTGGGCATAACTGGCCTACTAGACCTAACTTTTACTAGCAGCAGTGGAGGGACTGGTGGGGGGACCAATACCACTACCTATACAAAAACTCAAACAGTTAATGCTTCTGACTCTGCATATTACGATAACTATGGCAAGGGCACGGGAACTTCTGACCCTTATGCCTATCGTTACTCTCTGTATCAAGGTAATCCTGGAACTGCCAGCGGCGTTAAAAAATCTGCTGTACTTTTCCCCGCGTTCGCTAATAACATACCGTCAGGTGCTACAGATGTAACTGTCACAAGAGTGGAAGTTTATTTACGAAACCGCCACTCTTATAACTCTGGAGGATTAACCGCATATATTGGTGTCCACGATAGCTCATCTCTAGGCTCCTCTGTCCCAGATTCTCCAAATGGATTTACCCCTGTAACATCTACCTTTACTAGAGGTCAAGGAAAGTGGGTAACACTGACCTCTAATAGTGCTAGCGCTATTGCTCTAGCATTTAGGCCGGGTTCGCAGACAGCTCGAGGCATCTTACTTGGTATCACCAATAGCTCTGGTACGGATGCCTACTATAACGGGCTACCTAACTACGGCTATTTTGATGGAAACACGATGGCTGATGAACCTAGACTTCGAGTGACTTACACGTATAAGCTATAATAGGAGATAATATGACAAACATTCAAGTAAATGATGTAGTGCACGCTACTTTTTACAACGAGACTACTCAATCTGTTGCTACTCAGGGATTTAAAGTAACTAACATAGATGGCACCCTATATGAGGGTGGGGCACTCCCATGTGACATTGCTAATGGTTGGACTTTAGAGGTGGTTAAAAAGGACTTTGCTAACCTAAACCTCCCGACCACAATTTCTGAGATTACTGTCACCGACGTCAGCAACAACGAGCACAAATTGGTTGGAAAAAATGATTCGTGGAGAGACACGAATGGGAAAATTTTTGCGGTAGACTTAATAATAGAGTGGAGAGATGGGCACGAGTCCATCCCGCCAGTCGAACCTCCAACTTCCGAATAGACAGACTCAGGACAACCGACATGTATTACGTAAAAGATGGCTCTAGAACGTTACAGTTTGATGGAACGCTATTAGGTAAGTCGTCTTCATGGCGACGTGGCTCAACCAGATGGATTGAGTTTGAACTTTATAAGACTCAGAGCGGTTCATACATTCTTTCTCGTGTCGGAGTCTCTCTTGTCTACCACGGTGCGGCTTGCGCCTTGGTTAAACGATATGGGTTGACTGAATCGTCCCCTGAAGTGCTAGACAAAGACGCTCTCCCTTGTGAAGAGTGTTCGCCAACAGAAGAAGCCGATTTAGTTTTTCCTGAGAAGCATCGCTACTGGGCACAGGTTTCAGAAGAGCCTATTGCTGTTCTAGAAGCTTTATATAAGTATGACCAAGGCGGTGCTCGTTATCTGACTAACGTCGCCCAAAGACTATTGGAGAACGCATCCGACATAGATAAGGCTATCGAGTCCATCTATCGGATTGAAATGATTCCATAAATGACAGACGAGCCTAGAGACTCCTCTAGTATTAGTGATGACCCTGTTTCATACATGCTATCGATAGCTATCGAGCTACATGAAATGAAAAAAGCACTGGTTGATTCAGGATTTACAGACAAAGAAGCTTTGTACCTAGTTGGACAAGCAGTTGCTGCTGGAGTTATGCTTCCAATTGTAGACTTTAGCCCTGAAGACTTTCCCTCAATTCGAGAATTTCCTGAAGAGGATGATGGCGAAGATTTAGTGTAGTTGACTTTTAAAAAATAAACGGTACTATAAATACAAAGACAAAAGGATATAAATGACTAACGGACTCGAAAGTGTCAAACTCGAACTCATAGATAGTGTCGACAAGGCTCAAGAATTTATTACATGGCTCGGTGAACGTCGCCCTTGGGACGCTATTGCTGTAGACATTGAAACTGGCGAACTCGCTGGTAATGACAGAAAAGATGCTCTTTCTCCTTGGCATGGGCGTATTCGTCTTGTACAGGTTGGCGATGGTCAGCGTGGTTGGGCTATCCCTTGGGCAGAGTGGGCTGGTGTGTTCTACGAAGCAATGAATAAGTTTGACGGACAAATTGTTTGTCACAACATTGCGTTTGAAGCTAAGTGGTTTGAGATTCAATCTGATTGGCGTATGCCTTGGCACAAAGCCCATGACACAATGATTATGGCTCAGCTTATTGACCCACTTGGTTCTGGTGCTCTAAAGCGTCTGACTGCTCAGTACGTCGATGGTAAAGCAGCTGCCCTACAATCTCATCTTGACGAGGCTATGTCTAAGAACGGTTGGACTTGGGGAACTGTCCCTACCAACTTCCAACCTTACTGGTCCTATGGCGCACTTGACACCGTTCTTACTATGCGTCTATTTGAGCAGTTCTGGGAGAAGTGTGGTCCGGGACAGCCCTACGCTAGAGCGTACGAATTGGAAATGGCTACCCGCAAAATTGTTACTCGCATGGAACTAAATGGTGCTCGCATCGACCTTGACTATTCGCAGAAGAAGTTTGATGAACTTACTCAGTATGGAGAATCTGTAAAGCAGTGGGGTAAAGACAGCTATGGAGTTTCTATCACTAGCAACATTCAACTAGTTCGTCTTTTGGAAAACTTAGGTGCAGAAATTACCGAAACTACTCCGTCTGGACAAAAGTCAGCATCAGCTGACCAACTAAAAGCTTTGATGATTAGTGGCTCGCCAGAAGTTCAGCAGTTGGCTGAAGTTGTTCTAAAACAACGCAAGTCTGACAAGTTGGCAAACACTTACTTTAAAAACTTCCTTACTGATAACGTCAATGGTTTTGTACATCCATCCGTAAAAACTATGGGTGCTCGTACTGGACGTATGTCAATTACTAACCCTGCGTTGCAAACTTTGCCTAAGGGTGACGACACTGTCCGTCGAGCATTCTTGCCTAAAGACGAAGACCACGTAATTATTACTTCCGACCTTGACCAAGTCGAGTTCCGTATGTTTGCCTCTTTGTCTCAGGATGAAAACCTAATCAACCTATTCAACCTTGCTGACGCAACTGGCTCTGACCCGTTTACCGAGATTGGTCGTGAAATCTACCAAGACCCGACTATGCAGAAGTCAGACAAGCGTCGTGGTCTTATCAAAGGTGTGGTTTATGGACGTCTCTATGGTGCAGGTGTAGAGAAGCAGGCTATGACCGCTGGTGTTCCTAAGCCTCAGATGCAGGCTGTATCTGATGCTTTCGACCAGCGTTTTCCGGGTATGACCTTGTTCCAAAAGAAAGTAGAAGACATTGGTATGCGTCGTCTTCGCTCAGAGGGGCAGGGCTATGTAAATACTTGGACTGGACGTCGCCTACCTTGTGACGAGGACCGTGTTTATACTTTGACCAACTACTTGATTCAGGGTGGTGCTGCTGAGGTGTTTAAATCAAACCTAATCAAACTTGACCAAGCCGATTTAACAGATTTGCTAATTGTCCCTGTTCACGACGAAATTGTTTTGAACGCACCACGCGAAGATGCGATTGAGATTCAACGCATTGTTCGTCAGTGTATGACAACTACAGACGGTTGGGCAGTTCCGCTAACTGCCGATGTAGACGGACCACTAGAAAACTGGGGAGCCAAATACTAATGAGACACATACTTGCAGTAGACCCTGGAAAAGCATCAGGACTTTCATACTTTGTATGGGAGGGTCCAGACGTTGAGCCAGAAATGCTTTGGTCAATGGAAGTGCAACAACATGAATATGCTGACCCGATTAGAAGAGCTTTTGCTTTCTCTCAATCTAGGGGCGCAAGATTAGAAGTTGTGTGCGAAAGATTTACTATCAATGCTCAGACTGTTAGGAACTCTCAGGCTCCTTACTCACTAGAGCAGATTGGTATTCTCAAGCAGATTATGATGGACAATGGTCGAGCACCAGACGACATCTACTTTCAATCTCCAGCAGATGCCAAGATGATGTTTACCAATGAAAAGATAAAAATGCTTGACTACTGGCACCGTGGTGGAGAAGGACATGCACTTGACAGCATCCGCCACGGTTTGCTAAGATTAGTTAAAAGTGGTTGGAAGCCATTAAAACTTCTAAAATAATTTAGAGATACTATCGCGAAATGCAAATAATTTTTTAAATTTTGTGATAGTATCTATACACAAAGACGAAAGGATTTCACATGCCAGTAAACGTTGAACTCGACGAGACTCAGCAACACATCATTATCGAAGCCGATTGGCGCTTCAAAGAACTATGTAAAAGTATTCCCGGTGCAACTTATGACGGAAAGACTCAATTTTGGAAAGTCCCTGTATCTTGGTCATCTTGTTTGGCGTTGCGCTCAACATTCCGTGATGACTTAGTTCTAGGAGATGCCCTACGAGCATGGGCTGCAAAAGAACGCCTAGAGCGTATTGACCCATCTAACGCTTTGCGTGAGTTGGAGTCGCTGCCTGAGGGCGAAGGTGACGAGGACCTGTTCCCGCACCAGCGTGCAGGAGTAAAGTTTCTATCTACTGCTAAGCGTGCACTACTAGCTGACGAGCCGGGTCTTGGTAAGACTGCTCAGGCTATTCGTGCATTGAAAAAGATTCAGGAAGAGGGTGGGGAGCCGTTCCCTACTTTAATTGTCTGCCCTAACACTTTGAAAAAGAACTGGGCACGCGAGTTTGAGAAGTGGTGGCCGGGACTAAACATTCAGGTTATCAAGGGTTCAGCAACCCAGAGACGTAAGCAGTTCGAAGAAGAAAATGTAGATGTCTACATCATCAACTGGGAGTCACTACGTTCTCACTCACGTCTGGCACCTTATGGTTCAGTTGCTTTGGCACGCTGTCCAGAATGTAAGGGGCATGACCTCAGAGTTACCGAGGCTCGCTGTGAAGTCCACGAACGTGAACTGAACCGCATTGACTTTAAGGCTGTTGTGGCTGACGAGATTCACCGCTCAAAAGAGCCTAAGTCTAAGCAGACTAGAGCACTATGGGCTGCTACTGGTAATGCAGAGATTCGTTTTGCATTGACTGGTACTCCAGTTGCAAACAACGTACTGGATATGTGGTCTATTCTTCACTGGCTAAGTCCAGCTGACTGGCCGTCAAAGACTCGTTGGATTGACCGCATGGTGAATACTATGCTCAATGCTTTTGGTGGAATGATGGTCCTAGGACTTAAGCCACACATGGAGGAGGAGTTCCACGCTACAGTAAACCCTCACATGCGTCGTATGCTCAAGGCTAAGGTTCTTCCTTGGCTACCAGAGATGGTGTTTGAGCGTCGCGACGTTGAGATGTCAGCAAAGCAAGCAAAGGCTTACAAAGACATGCGTGACAACATGATTGCCGAACTTGAAGGCGATGGCAGTGCTGTTGTTGCTCCTAGTGTTCTTACTCAGACAACTCGTCTACATCAGTTTGCAAGTTCTTTTGCTCAGTCTGTAGTTGATGAAGTTACTGGAGAAGAAAAGATTATTTTGTCAGAGCCATCCTGTAAGGTAGATGCTCTAATGGATGATATCAAGAGCGGTGACTTTGGCGATGACTCAGTGGCAGTAGCTGCTGTGTCGCGTCAACTAATTGAACTCCTCAGTGCTAGGTTGACTAAAGAAGGAATTGACCACGGTTTGATTACTGGTGCTCAGTCTGAAGACGAACGTCAAAAGGCTATCGACGATTTCCAATCTGGTAAAACCAAGTGGATTCTGTTTACAGTTCAGGCTGGTGGTGTTGGTGTAACTCTAACTACTGGTCGTCGTTTGGTTATGCTACAGCGCCCTTGGTCGCTCGTTGACCACAAGCAAGCACTGGACCGCATCCACCGCATTGGTTCTGAGATTCACGATTCCGTAATCATCATGGACTATGTAACTGAGGGAACTATTGAAGAACGTGTTATTCAGGTTCTTGAAACTAAAGCAGATAACTTCGAGCAGATTGTGCACGACAAGGCAAGACTACTCGATTTGCTAAAAGAAGATAAGGCTGGTAGACTATAAATATGAATGACGAAAATACAGTAACGCCATACCGTCTCTCTAACTCAGAGATTCAGGTATTCAAAGATTGCAGACGTAAGTGGTGGCTAAACTACTACCGTCGTCTGATGCCTAAGCAGACCCAATACACTGGTGCTTTGGCACTAGGTTCTCGTATCCACGAGGCTCTAGACCAGTACTACAGTTCCAACTGTGAAAAAGACTTGCTACAGATTCACGCAACACTCGTGGAGACTGACCGCAAGACTTTGATGGACGAGTATCGCGACACTACTGACCTAGAGTCCGAGGGCGAACTTGGTCGCATTATGCTTGAGGGCTATCTACAATGGATGGACGAGCAAGGCATTGATGCTGACCTAGAGATGATTTCTACTGAAGAAATTATTGAGATGCCTCTACTAGATGGTGAAGTTATTCTTCAAGGTAAGTTGGATATGCGTGTCCGTCGTAAGTCTGACGGTGTGCGTATGTTCCGTGACTTCAAAACTGTTGGTGGCTCATTCGCTGATTTTGCTAATCAAGCACAAATGAACGAGCAGATTCTTACCTACATGATGTTGGAACACGCTCAGAACAAAGAACCCGGCGAACGCTCCGAGGGTGGTATCTTTACCATGCTTAAAAAGGTAAAGCGTACTGCTGCTGCTAAGCCTCCGTTTTATGACCAGATTGAAGTGCGTCACAACATCTTCACTATGCGCGCTTTCTGGCAACGCATTCACGGTGCAATTACTGACCTAATGAATGTAAAGAAGTCCCTCGATGCAGGGGCTGACCCAAACTTCGTGGCTTACCCAAGCCCGAGCAAAGACTGCAAATGGAAATGCCAGTTCTACAGTATCTGTCCTCTAATCGATGACGGTAGTGCAGCTGAAGCAGCCATCGAGCAGATGTATGAGGTCGCCGACCCATACGGATACTACAAAAGCAACATCGACGACAAGAAAGGTACGGAGTAAGCATGTCAGAAGTACAGCGTTCTCTAACCATGATGGTGTACGGAGAATCAAAGGTTGGTAAATCTACCTTTGCCGTTACATCACCATATCCTCGTCTAATGCTTGACGTTGAGGGTGGACACAGATTCCTCCCAATCAACGTTAAGTATTGGGACCCAATGCGTGAGGAGCCACCAGTGGCTGACGGCACT